ATGGCTACTTTCAGGAAACGTGGTGACAAGTGGGAAGCACAGGTATTTGTAGGGGGTAAGCGTAGGACCAAATCCTGGCCTACCAAAGCTCAAGCTAAGAGCTGGGCAACAGAACAGGAGATGTCTTTAGGGAAGGCCGCTGAAGGCGTCAGCGACACGCATACATTGAACGATGTGTTCGTCCGGTATGCAGAGGAAGTGTCACCGACGAAACGCGGTGGAGAGAAGGAGAAGATCCGTCTGACAGCCCTGGGTCAATTCCCTATCGCTTCAGAACGGTTAATCGATCTCAGGCGTGAGACGTTTGAAGACTGGATCAGCTTTAGACTAAAAACCGTTAAACCCAGTTCAGTGAACCGGGATCTGAATCTGATCAGCAACTGCCTGACCTATGCCAGACGCTGGCGGCTGATGAAGGATAATCCACTGAAAGATCTTAAACGGCCTACGGATCCACCACCGAGGGATCGGCGGATTCTCGATAAGGAGATTGAAGAAATCCTCGTAGCACTCAACTACGTTGAGTCTGAGCCAGTGGAACAGAAACAGCAGAAGGTGGCGGTGATCTTCCTGCTGGCTATTGAGACGGCTATGCGCTCAGGGGAAATCTGTGGCTTGAAGCCTGATCAGGTGGACCTGGTTAAACGAGTAGCTCGTCTGCCGCTGACCAAGAATGGTGCAGCACGGTCTGTGCCCTTGAGTACTCGCGCAGTTGAACTGTTTCGTAAGGTAGAGCCCTGGCCAGAAGAGGGGACCATATTCGGTATCACCGATAAACAACGGGATGCGCTATTCAGGAAGTACCTGAAGAAAACCACCATTGAGGATCTGGTGTTTCATGACAGTAGGCATGAGGCTACAACTCGGTTAGCTAAGAAGCTGGAGATACTGGACCTGGCTCGGGTAACAGGCCATAAGAACCTGAAGGAACTGATGACCTATTACAATGCCAGCGCGGAGGAGATTGCGACTCAGCTGGATTAGCATCGTTGCTTCTTGGCCCAGTCCAAAATTTCTTGAGCATACCAGAGTTTCCCACTTCGGCTTTTACCATAAGGTGCTGCAACCGGAGTGGGGAATTTGGAGTCTTTACTGATACGATCACGAAAGGCCTCATACGCAACATGCAGGTACTTAGCGCATTGATGCCCATCCCACAGCGTATGTTCATTGATCTGACTGGCTCCGAGCTTTTCAGCTATCAGCGTAGCCAGAAGATCGTAATCCAGCTCAGCAAGGGTTTCAGGCTTAACTGGTGCGTTCATTATTAACCTCTTCAATTATGAAATAACGGATAAACTTATTAACTCCCTTATTTATCCAAGAGAACAACAAGAGAATGCAATGAGCTACCAGAAATATCACAGTGAGGAAAAGAACCTTAATCCACCATTCAGCATTAAGGTCATCCAATGCAATTAAGGTGATTGTTCCAAGTCCGATAACAGCAACATCGTAAGGACTTAGATCTTTTTTAGTAAGCCAGTTACAGAAAGGACGGATTAGATAACGCAATGAGTACATTAATGTCCCAATTATGCTGAAAATAACTAGAACAAATGAGACGAACCAGATTGATTCATCTTTAAACTCATCATGGTATTTTTCAGTGTTGCCTACTATTGAAGTAATGAAGTATGAAATACCTCCAATACCTGTGAACAATATGCTGAACCAAGCTATCCAGCCAATACAGTTTGATGTCACGACTTCACCCCCTCAGCGGTGGCCTGCTGGCGGATCTGATTCACCAATCGCCCGCACTTGAGCGCATACTTTGTCGGCGGCAACTCATCCATGTTTTCAACCGCATCGCATAGCCGCAATGCCATAGCCTTCAACTGGTCGCGTTCTGCATCAGGTAGCTTATGACGGCAGCTGTTGCAGGCGTGTATGTGCCGATTCATACCCTCACTGCCGTGCCATGGGTGGTGGTTAATGGCGGTGCCGCAGTAGTCGCAGGTCAATGGGGCAGACTGCTCTGCACACATTGACTGATACTCGGCTTCGATTTTTCGCAACCGCTCAATCTCGGCGTCCAGCCCGGCGACGACACGCTCAATACCGTCACAGTCATATCCAGCAACAAAGCCAGATCCATCGTTGTGCATGTACTGCCGTAGGTGTGGTGTAAGATCTGTCATTTCCGTCTCCTGTGTCCGTTGGCTTGTCGGCAGGCCCGTTTCCAGTCCCAGTGTGTGGGGGGGCATGCTGTCTTTACCTCCTCATGCCGCCGTATCCACGCCGTAGTGGGCGCGCAGTTTCTCGATTATCTGCTGGCGCTCCTGTGCGATTGCCTGTTCCAGCGCATTGCGGAGTAGGGCGGCCACATGCGGGCCGATCTTTCTGTCGTCATCCCGGTTCCTGAATGTCAGCGATATGCCGATCAGACCGGCGCTGCCGATACTGGTAGCCAGTTCTTCCAGCGCCTCGATATCCTCGATCAGGGTGTTGGCCTGTTTGATTTCTGATGGGGTCATGGCTGCTGCTCCTCCTGTGCGGCTGTGATTATGGCTTCAAGCTCATTCGCTTTTTCATGCCAGCCTGAGTTCGAGCCTGTTGCTCGCATTAAACGTATTGCTGCTTTCAGATCACCAACGGGTATCAGTACACAATTTTCAGGAATGGCATATAAATTACGTACTGGATAGCCTGCTTCCTCTGTATTCTTTCTGTGATCGTTTATATCCATACCTGTGTGCCAGGTATCATCTTGGTAAAACTGCCACGCTACCGGTTTTAATTCTTCACTCATCTTTTCTCGCTTACTCATCATTAAGCGCCTGTTGCGCTATCTGGCGGTAGTAATCCCGCTCACCATTGGAACCGAAGTTCAAACGGAACTCTGTGCTGCACTCACCACATTGCTGGATACGCTTTAATGCCGTCTTCAACTGGCCACTCTCGTTACTCCACTGACTAAGCGTTTCTCTTGCCTCGTCTCGCTGATCACGCAACCACTCAATCTCATTGAGTAGCTCTTCGGCGTATTCACAGACACGGTTCAGCTCTTCATTTTCAGCACGGTCCAGGTCACTAGGCCAAATAAAATCAGTCATTTATCATCTCCAGCGCTTCGTCGGTGGGGTAAAACAAATGGTCTTTGATATCGAACCGCACCAACCCCTGCAGTTCGGTGTTTACCTCGACTGGGATGGTGGCGCTGGTATCGTGACCCCGAAGCTCCATGTGAGTCACATCAGGATAGTTGTCCTGCGGTTCCCAGCTGCCGTAATGGTGTTTATTGTCACGCAGCCACCGCAGAATATTCACGGCCTGTGACGACAATGTTCTTTGCTTATCCATGGAGTACTCCGGAAAAAGAAAAGCCCTCACATGGAGGACTGAAGGGGCAATGAAAAAGTTACTTTGGAATACAAAACAAGCGATTTACATCATCTACTTTATTTTGCTTAAAGCTCTGAATTGCTGCTTCACAGGACGTTTTTGAAGAAAACTCTTGCATTGTTACAGTTGTTCCAAAATAAACGTGCGTCACTACAACAAGAATAAAAGCGCTCATGATTTATCCTTTTTAGTCATGCTGCGCTGCCAATCGAAAAGAGGACGGCTCCAAATATTTCCGTTAGCGCCAACGTAAACAACCGTGATTGGATATCGTTCAGGATTTACGGTGTAAAGATTAGTAATACACGTAACACGATATTCGCGACCGCTGTTATGCACCCAAACACTGTCTTTTTCAGGGATCTCGAGAATCTGTTCCATACTGGTTCCTTGAATTAAGGGGGGTACCCCCGTCTGATCATGTTATTTCGGTAAGCATTACCCAGCTTTTTTGCATGATGTTTAACCCTACGGCGAGAGCAACCCAGTTCATCTGCAATTTGACTAAGAGACTGATTCAGCATTAAGCGCTCCAACAGATCCTCTTGATCGATAGGTCGCTCTTTCTTGCTGCATAGCTTTAGGCGTCGAAGGTTATTTTTTATAGTGGAATCGCTTACCCCAAAATACTGGCTTAGTTCAATCAATGTCATTGATGGATACAACTGAGCCAGCACCTTATCGTTAGATATTTTCCAGTGGGCCATTGTCTATTCTTATTTAGGCAACATGGCGGATCGGGATGTACTGAGAGCAGGGCTCATCAGAAGTCAGTACCAACACAGGTTCTTGCTGAACCTGCTGGTAATAGAGGTAATTACGATAACGCTCACAGGTCATTCGCTTAGAGCAGGACTTCTTGGTAAGACTACTACCAATACACAGAGAGGGCTCATCGGACATGACTGATCCTCCGATTAATAAACCGCTGAATCATCTCAAGATCAGCGGCTAGTTCATGGGGCTGGTTCTCCAGCTGAAGAATCTCATTACCCACAGTGGCAGTGATGACACCACGACGTACATGCAGCCCCACATCATCAGGTATACCCAGGCTTAACGCTGAAAGGGTATTAGCCACCGGCATGGGACTCTTTTTAAGAATGTTCAACATCAGGGCCTCCTGGCTCAGGGGGTATGTATTGATCAATGGGTACAAGAACCCACTTAGGGCGCTGCATAAAGTTAATGCACACCGGTTCGTCTTTATCGAGATGGTCAGTCATAAACAAACGCAGATCAGATAAACTGATCTCTTCCAGGTGTCTTACTTTTTCAGGTTTGTTTTTGAGATTGTTACGCCGTATGTAGAGGTACACGGTATGCGTAGAGCGGTTAAGTTTTTTGGCTATTTCTTCAACAGAATACCCTTGAGCAAGTAATTCATCAGTACGGTTTATCTGTGCCTCAAACAAATACTGCTTTTGGGATTTAAGCCCCCATTGTTGTCTTCTAACAGCAATGGTAGAAGGTGTTGATTTAAACAGCTTGGCAATGCGAGAGTTGGATTCTCCTGCTTCTGCCAACGCCGTTACAGCTTCACGATCACATTCAAAAGGGGGTGCACAAATTTTACGCATGAATACTACTCAAATATTGCTCGTATTCAGTGAGCAATCGATGATGGTCTACTTCCGTAAGTTTTCTTGAAAGCCAAGGTGCCGGCCTATTTCTCTGATCCAGTATCTCAAATTCAAATTCAACATAACCGGTATGATCCCAGTCAGAATCCCAGGTGTCTTTTCCTGGTTCACGCAAGTAATGCGTTACTGAGATTTGGCAGGGAATACCGGCAATACGGGTTTTAAAATCCCCCGTGCGCTGTTTACTCGGTTGCTTTATACGCACCGGTTCAAGGTAAAGCGCAGGAGGTGATACAGCTTGATTCATACCAGCCTCCTGTTGGTACTAACGCTGACTGGTTTGCCAATCCAATGCACAGGTGCTGGCTTTTAAGCCTTCACCGGGGCAGAACAGGCGCTGTGACCCTTCTTCGAAGGGCTCTTCACACCAGTGGCAGTGACCCACGGGAACCGGCTCACGTTCACCGGCTTTTTGGCGAATTGCATCAATTCGCATTTCCAGTAAATGTCCTTCCAGTTTATCCGTATGGTCGATTAGATCAGCGCTCACCGGTATAGCCCTCATCTGCGATGACGGGATTACGTGCCATGTAGTTTTCCAGCGCTTCGTTGGCACTCCAGGCGATTTCTTCGTAGTCCTTTGCAGTGTCCTTGTGGCCACGCTGACCCGGCTGTAGAGCCTTTTTAACCACATGAGCATGGATATGGTCAGTGATCGGGAACGTCTCCAGAACGGCGTATACGTCGATCCAGACACCGGGGAACAGCTCATTGTGGTAAGGACTGTGTTTGGCGGCAAATCGCTCAGGGACCACCACCACACGATCCAGCTCAGTACTTTCCGTATCGTCCACCATGGAAGGGCAGGTATTGGGCTCATCTTCTAAAACCGGTGGTGCAGATTGATCCAGATTGATACCAAAGATTTCTTCCAACATCGAAGTAAGATCAAGGCCTGTGCCTTTTACTTCTTCGCGCACTGGTTCACGATTATTAACACTGATTTCAATATCAGAGTCAGGAAAGGCTTCTGCCAGTTGAGCAGAAATGTTTTCAACGATATTCGGATCGAAATTACCAGTATTCGATACGATCACTACTTTATTGCCCATTCAACTACTCCGTTTATGGGATTTTCATGGATATCCCGGTAATCGGGATTCGATTTATAGGTGGTCACGTAATTAGGCCGAATCGCTTCGATCTCTTGCCCGTTATGCAACCGAACGATCAGAGGAATTCCCGGTGTCGGGAAGTGGCTGACCGGATGAAAGAGCCGCGTTGGAGGGGGGATGCCCTGGGATGTCTGTTTCGTAGACCAACCCAGTTTCCGGATCACGGTAACGGTTAAACGCCCCAAACGCTTTGAAAAACTCGTAAGCATCGTGTTCAGAAAAGTCCTTGCCTCTAGGGGAAGCAAACCACCCTGAACCAATAAAATGGTTAGGGTTTATTCGCTTATTGATTTCATCATGCTTATCGTTGAGATAATCAGTCAGCTCGTGCTGGTAATATTTTGAGTCAGTCACGATCAAGTCGCCTTTCATAATATTCTCTTTTGTAAAAGGAGAATATCCAAAGGCAGCTAGATAAATAGACCAGTTATGCTTCATTTTAGCAATAGCTGAATACTTGAATTCGCTTACTTCAATAAGCTGACGGGTTTTATAATCCACCAAAGTACAGGCGCTTTGTCCTGTTATAAACAGCACAACAACATCGCGCATACTTAATCGTATTTCAGCATCCCAACTTTTTAGCGGTGAATATTTCTTGGTGCGTTTTTTCTGTTTTTTCATAACGATCACAGGGTTGGTGAGTGACGATTCCCGCCACCCACCGGAAGGTGGGCTTATGCCACTTTTTCCATACCCTGTTTACAGATTGAAATGATCTCCTCTTCACTGGCTCCATTGGGTAATGAGATGTCATTCGCCCAATCCGGATAGAACACAGACAAGTCACCCCCCAATCCCACTTGAGGGTGCTGGATCTCCGGTAGTTTCTGCCACTGCATACATTCCGGTAGGTTGTCGTTGGTCCACTTGATAGGCGCTGCGTAGTCCCTAATCATGAAGTACTGCGCATCATGTATGTGGGCACACGGTAGGATCTCATAGCGGTATTCAGACGCCAGAGTACGTTCCTGGAACTCAATAGCAGCTCGGTTATTGAGCATCCCGTAGGATTGCCCCAGGGCATTACCTGCCGTTCGTCCTTCAGCTTGCGCCTCATAAGGTGTACGGCTCGAGCCCATCAAGGACTGTTTCAGAAGGGGCGTACGCACTCGTAGACCAAAGGCCACAGTGACATACCCATCCTTTGCTGCCTGATCCAGTTTTCCTTGAACCCATTCATCCGATACTCGATACATATCATGATAGGCAGATTCGATAGATCGTGCTTTCTGCTCAGACCAACCAAGCTGCTGCATGATACCGATATAGGTGCCCTGATAGGTGAGTAGGAAAGTAGGTGTTTTGGAATCCTGACGGAGCGGTTTGTACTTCGTCTCAATCGAGTTAATGCTACTTACAGAATTTGGATCTATATCCGGCATCTGATCGGAGAAGTAGTAATACGCACGCAGGCAGTGACCATCGTATCCATCCGTATAGACCTTGAGTTTATTGGGGTCCTTGGTAGTAAGCGCACTGATTCGATCTTCCAGTGAAGCGAAGTCAGCCCCACAGAACAACCATCCTGGCGGTGCCACAAAAGCAGCTTTGATGAGCTTGGCATGTTTCGAGTTACTGGGGATGTTCTGCAGGTTAGGACCTGATGAGGAGAGGCGTCCGGAAACAGTTCCACCCAGGTTGAAGTTGCCATGCAGATACCACCAGCCATCTTCCTTCTGAACTGAGTTTTCCTTGAACGCCTTGATGAACGTAGTCAGGATTTTATCAGCATCAGCAAAGGCTCTGAGTGCTTGGATAACATCAATCAGCTGTTGGTCCTGGGTGTGGTTGATCAGCTTTTTGAGGGTCTTACCACCGACGGCCGGCTGTTTGTTTTTGGTACGGTCGATCACCGGCAGGTTGTGTAGCTCATAGAGCAATGCCTGTACCTGAAGGTTACTGCCAGGGTTGAAGGTAACACGGGGAAATGTATCCCAGTCTTTCTTCAGGATCTTATCCGGATTTTTGGCTTTGTCGCGTCGATCCGTATAGTCCTTTTCCCAAGCGCGGGCAGTGAGCAAATCTTCAAGCTGTTTAATCAGAGGTGACTGGCTCAAGATGAGTCGTTGTGCCTCTGCTTCTGCTTTCAATACCTTCTCTGCTTCATTCACCTTCTTCATGCTCAACGGCATACCGGTGAGTTCCATTTGCAGGATCACCTTGACGCTAGGCTTGAAGATGGTTTCGTACACATCCAGCTGCTGATCATTGACCATGGTTGGGTAATGCTTTTTCTTTACGAACCAGGTACTTAAACAGTCAACCAGGTTGTAGCGCAGCAGTTGATCCAACGGGATTCGACGGATATCTTTGATATCCTCATCATTTTGCGCGTAGTTACCTGCAAACTCAGCAGCCTGCTCTTTGAGGCTGAGTTTGTTTCCGGATGTCGAATTGGTGGCGAGATAGGTAATGAGCTTGGTGTCGTCAAACAGGCGGGTCAGTATTTCGATCCCTTTCTGCTTTCCTTTCTCATCCAGCAAAGACTCCATCCAGAGTTCGTACACCAATATCTTCAGGTCGAAGTTGGCGTTGTGGAGAGTGAGTTTACCCTGGTAGGTTTCAAGGAATTCCCGTAGCAATTTTTTCACCACAGGGTTATCAATCTGGACGCCATGATACGCAGCCATCGCCTCTTTACGGCGCTGGGTATACACCACAGGATCCTCACCCGGCTCGATGGGTAGCTTCAGGCGTAGTAGGTTGTAAACCTCAGCAACTTTATGAGCCTCCACGTAATCCACCGGGAAAGCTATACCGTTGTGCTCATCCCAGGCAAAACCCACAGTACCAATACCTGCTTTCCAGAAGTGCAGAGAGAAGGCCTCAATATCAAGAGTCAACTCGGGGTATTGATATAACTGGTTCAGAGCGTCAGCGATTAGATCATTAACCGGGTAAAATTCTGAATGGATGATGTTTTGACCAGGAACCCGGTAAGTACCCTTCAGGTGGTCAGCAAGTGTATCCAGCCCGCGATCCACTTTGGTTTGAATCTTGGGGTCATAAAACAGCTGCTGGTAATTGGGGATCAATATGGCATTCATCCCCTCAGCACCCTTCAGAGTACAAGGCACCACATACCCTAAATGAGGTTCAGCTTTCTTCACTCCAGTAATGGTTTTGAAGTAAGCCGAATCTGCAATCAGTAGTGTATGAACCCCTAAGCCGATAAGTCCCTGAACCAGATTGCTCAGGTACTCTTTTTGCTCACTGACTTTACAGGGATTCTTACCGTTATAAGGCACATCGAATGCCAGAATACGATCTTGAGAAATACTGCGTTGCTCAAGCGGGCGCACGTAATGCTCCAGTAGTTTAGAGCGATTCAATGCAGTCGTTTTGATCAGCAACGCAGCATCGTACTGAGCACTCTCAGTAAACAGTACATGCTGCATACGTTACCTCAATAACAGGTTGGCAATGAGTCGAGTGTTAATCAACTCAATTTCATCTTTGAAGTCACTGTTTATTTTCTCGATGGTTTCCAATGTTATACGGACTTCATCAGCTGATTTGTGTTTGCGAATTTGCTCAGGAATACCTGGGTGAATATTCTCAGGAAAAAGGGCCAGCATATCACCAGCCGTACCACATTTCCTTAAACCCATCAGCAGGTAAGTAAATACTGCGTTTTCTTCCTTGTCTATTTCTTCATCGTATTTTTTAACCATTTCACGAAACTCCCCATGCAGCGAATACGCCAATAAAGGAGCCGGTTTACTAACGGATAAACTGGAATGTGAATAGACATTTTTATCGAAATAGAAGCAGTTAAAGCCATTATTATCAGGGTTTCTGATAATAAATTCTTCTATTTGTTGTTGGTAAAACTGACGAGAAGGGGAGAAGATGAAATTTACTATTTCGTTAATGACGTTATTACGCCACCGTTGCAACTCTTCCTTGCGCATTTTGAATAGCTCCGTATTTAGGAGGTAATGCCCCATAGAGCACTACCTGTTCAGAAGCACGAGAAAACGCAACATACAGCATTCGGGCAACGTCTGACTGGATGTTGCATTGGCCAATATCACTCAGATCAATGAATACCCGGTCATACGTAGAACCCTGGCTTTTGTGAACCGTGGATGCGTAAGGCGGTCGTAGATCCCCCCAGTTTTCCTTGATGTCAAAAAAGGTTTTCCAGTTTTTCTCTTTCGCTAACTGCTTGAGAAAAGCACGGACCTGTAGTTGATTATCAGGAACAAACAGCTGAACCTTTTCATCCAACTCAATGTAGCGTCCTTCGATTCCAGCCTGCTCAATGGTTCCAGTCACATCCGTCACGATACCGCTGGCATCTGTGGCGTACTTGGTACCGGATCGCGTCATGATGGGTTTATTGGTAACAACCCGTTCACCTTCTTTAAAGTGACCGTGCTGACCGTTAATCATGCGGGCATAGTCGTTGTATTGGATTACGCGATCATTCTGCCAAGCCAGGATTCGCGCTGCGTTACCGTGAGTTAACTGGCTCGCAGTAAAGTGGTGATTGATCATCTGCTGAAAGGTAGCGCCATCTACATGGATCACCTTATCGTCAGTAAGCCCAATGCTCGGGAACGTCAGGGTATCAACCGCATGGCGGTATTCCAGGGACACCTGCTGAACAGTACCCATGTTGCGCATGATCTGGGTTAACTTGGCCGTGCGCAGCCCCTCAGTGAAGATAGGAGGCGTTGGCTCATAAATAGATGCCAACTGGAAAGGGTCACCAATCCAGATAATCTTGCAACGAAGTGTCCCTTCACGAACCTCTTTAATCAGGTTGCTATCTGCGAAGCTCGCTTCATCGATCAGAATGATTGAGTCTTCAATAATGTTGTAGTTACGCCCATGAACCAGTTTGGATTTACCGGTTTTACGGTCATTTTCTACTTTCAGGCCCAGGGCTGAATGAATTGTCAGCGCTTCCTGTCCTGTCAGTTCTGCAATCACCTGTGCTGCTTTACGGGTGGTTGCTGTGGTGATCAGCTCATAGTGCGGCGCATCGATATTGTTGATCAGTGCAATGGCCTGCATCTGCTTCTCATACACCTGAAGCATATGGTTGATCATGGTGGACTTACCGGTCCCTGCAGGGCCTTCCACCACCATCTCTGTTTCGCCGGGAGTCATCAGGAAATCAACGATTTCACTGATAGCGTTTTGTTGTTCGGAATTCAGTGAAATCATGCGACTTTTCCTTCAGGACTCAGGTCCACTTCAGAAGAGGGGACCCCTAATAGATGGGCGGTTTTTAGGCGGATATACTCTTCATGCGAGATGAAGGTAATTTCCATATTTTTACGATCTATTGGCACTATTTTTGGGTTACCCCAATCAGTTTCGTCATACCCTTCAGCCAGCTCCATTGAAGCAATGAAAGATTGAAAAGCACTGTAGGGAAGGCAAATGGTGCGCTGGTAATCGAATTTGATGAGGGCGTAATTGTTCGCCGGAGGCAGCTTCTTACTGTCCGTTACAGTGCTTTTAGCTGGCATGGTAAACCTCAGGTGGGATAGTTAAGAATCGTACCGAAGGGGTATTCGAAAGACTCGTCTCGACTATGAATAACCCAGATAACAGGGCAACCGGGATTCACGTCATACATACTGAAATAGCCATCAGTAAAAATCAGCATGACAGTGGGCTGGTTTTCTTTTGCCCATTTAAGTACCGGCTTAATGCTGGTACCTCCTCGACCGTGAAACTCAACAGAACGAAGATCTTCGCACTCATTGAATTTCTTGATGTCTTTGATGCTTGTATCGAAATCGATGATCGTCATCTTTTCCGGTAGGAACTCATCTTTGATACCCTGGCACTCTGATATGAAATCAGTGAACTGCTCATCAGTTACAGAACCAGAAGTATCCACCGCAATGGTGATATCGGTCATTGCTTCACTGTACTGGCTCGGCAGATAGTGATCCGGGAAAAAGCGACGGTTAGGTCGCTTAAACGTAAAATCGTTTTTTGCAAAACCAGAGACATAGTTACGAAGTATCTGGTTCCAAGGCAGTTTAGGATTGGTCAGATTTTCAATCATAATGCCGACTTCGCCTGGAATATGACCAGGGTCTTCATTCTGCATTCGTGATTGGGTAGCAGCTTTGATCAAAATACCGTTTACTTCTTCTTCAACGGCTTTTGCTTCTTCCGGTGACATGGACTCAAACGGATCCATGATATCCCCATCCGAGCTACCAGGTGTCCATACACCTTGGTCATTACCTTGGCCTGATCCATTAGGTTCAGGTTTATTGCCTGCACCTCCATTCTGTTCCTGTTCTTTCTTCAGGATGTCATAGACTTCTTCAGTGGATTTACCCAGGAAGTCCATGTTGCAGGGGCGGCCTTCAGGTACGTCGTATCCTGAATTTTTCAGCATGGTATTGATCACATGATCCGCTGCGATATTCCACAGTTGATGATCACGGTCACCTTTACGGAACAGGTGCTTAAAGGCCACATGCCATGCCTCATGGGCAATGAGCCAGATACGTTGATCGGGACTCAAGTTGATAAAGTTAGTGGGTTGAATGAACAGGTGCTTCCCATCCGTTGCTCCGCAGCTACCACCGTCCGGTGACAGATCGGGTTTCCAGACCTGCTTCAGGCTGAAAAGAACGGTGGAAATGAATACACTGTTGTGCTTACTCATCAGGCCGATTTTGGCCTTATCGAGCTGCTTGGCAAACGGATGAGCCAGACTGGTCATATCAGGTTCCTGTTGGATTTAAGAGTTTGATAGCCTTCCAATTTTTATGGAGGTCAATTTGCTCTTTGGTAAATGGAGGGCAATGAAGTTCATCCTGCGCTTTTAGGATGTGACTTTTAAGTTCACTGTGGTTTTCAATATTCGACAAAAGAAACTCAATATTGAGTTTATTATCGTCCTCTGTAACATGGCGCAGGCGAGTTGTTCCATCTGGATTTAATCGAAAACACTCTGCACCAGCGTTATAGTCATCCCCTCGCCCCCATGAACGGTCATACGGAATACCTGCTGCTTGAAAGTCTTCTTCGATGTCTAAACAACCGTAGTTAACTTCTGAGTATTCAAGAAGAAGAACAGTTACCCCTTCTGAATTAATCATTTCATCTTCTTCTTCAGCATCAGTAAGTAAAGAAGGGTCAATTTCCTTAACCCTTTCTTTACAGACCGCAGGGAAATTAAGTTGAACCCAGGTTCGATCTCCCATAGCAGAACCCCCCTTAGAGGAGTTCTGCGGCAGTGGAGGCGATCCAGGTGCGTACCGGAGCAGACTGCATCAGTTCACGTTTACGGCGTACGATGTCACGCAGGGTCAGTACCTGGAATTCAGCCGGCGCACGGTTCAGGAAGGCCATGGCTTTATCGATGGTTTTATCATCCACCTTGTCGGCAATGGTTCCAGAAAGGGCGAAGTACACGCTGGGTTCACTGGGCAGCTGAACGCCATTCGGGTTCTGGCAGATTTGTTCAAAAGTCAGAAGGTCTTTATAGACCTTGCAGTAACCGATGAACTCATTGGCCATACCTTCAGAGATCAAACCAGACAGCAGCGGCATATCACTCATGGAGATATCTGTCATTGGCTTGATGACATTGGAAGTAAACTCCCAGGTACGAGGGCAGGCAAAGGTGCGGTCATTGTGCTGAGGATCAAACTTGTGAAGGTTTTCGCCTTTGTAGTTGATGAACGCACAAATACGATGATCCACACCATTACGAGATGCCCAGTCAATCCAACCTTTCGGATCGATATCAATCGTAATGTGGCCCAGACGTGACTGCATGGCAGTACCCTGTCGATTCACAATGGCACCATCGGTACCCAGGTTACCTGCAGCAACTATCGCTACGTTTTCATGTAGATCATGTTGACCTACCTGACGATCCAGGATCAGCTTGTATGCAGCTGCTTGGGTCGCGATTGAAGCGGAGTTGAACTCATCCAGAAAAAGGAGCCAGCCTTTCTTGCCTTTAGGCAGGGTGTCGCCTTTAAGGGGGAAGGTGCTCATGGGTGCATAAGAAGCCCGCTTACCCAGGTTCTGCTCATCAACCACAACTTCGTTAACGGTAGGAAATCCGAGTAGATCAGTCGGATCACACTGGCTCAAACGCATGTCGATCAGCTGAAGCTCATATTCATCAGCGATCTGTTTAACGATAGAAGATTTCCCGATACCTGGGGAACCAGTAACCATCGGCACAACGCCAGCACGGATGTAGTGGGAAATGATAGATACAGCTTGGGTAGGGCTCACGGTGTTAGCCATGGATAGTTCTCCAAAAAGGTAATCGGAATGAAATCAGAAAAAGTTTGTTTGTAGCTGGACAGCACGCGCCGGAGGGCGCGCTAATCAGTTGAAGGCGTTGAGACGGTCTTGCAGGTCATCAGCCAATGCCATGGCTTCTTCGCGTTCTTCCTCGAATTCAAGGCAGTTGATGGCGCACCGGTAGTCTTCCAGTACGTAAGTTGCTGATTTCTTCAGCTCATCATTCAGATCGAGAACGTGACGGACGTTATCACGATAGCACCGAAACAGGCCTTGAGTGGCGGCCAACTCATGTTTGGTAATTGAAAGCGTGGTAAGGGCCTGAGCCAGGGCTTCTTTGAGATCCTGGATCTCACTATCAAGTTGGGCGGTCATGTTATTTCCTTTTTAAATTAGCCTCCTCAGCGGCTTTACGCTCCTTAACTCGACGCTCAATGATGCGTGCAACATATACGGCGTAGTAGACGACAAGGTAAATGCTGGCGAGGGATAAAAGTACATGAAGTACAACGCTCCCCATAACTGCCTGGGTTGCGTAAATACTGGTAACGGTTAGATAGAACACGCACAAGGCGATAGCGATCATTCTCATGCGTTCGTACCTACTACTTTAGGTGCAGTTTTGCGCCGTTGGGTTTTCTTTTGAGCTTTAGGTGGCTCAACTTCTTCAAGTAGATGCAGGCGGTCCATTTCACCTGTTACAGGTTTAACTCCAGAGATCTCATCCCAGGACCAATCGAAATTGGCTGTGCGACCGTTACTCAGCAGTGCGATAAAGTCAGCGCCCATCTTCATAAAGAGCTGACTACCTCGACGGTAGAGTTTTAGCTGACGATAACGGCCACCTTTACGGATAATGATTTGGGCATCTTCTAAACCCTCACGAGTAAACAGACCCTTACCGGGTTGGTAGTTACTCGACATACGACCTCAGTGAACAATGTTCTCTTGTTGCTCCTCTTTACAGAGAAGCATGTTAATGATGCTCATGTTGAAGCCGCTGTTTTCTAGATAGGGATGAGCTTTCATGAGTTCGTTAAACGCCATAGTGGCTGAGACAACATCAGTAATAGGTAAACCTGTACCCAGTCTTTGAATGGCACCGATTACACAGTTGGGCTTTTCAGCTTGAACCATCTCAATGGCTTGGGTTATTGATTCAGCAGTGTATTCGTAAGAAATAAAACTGGTGTCAGTTTCCTTTAGGTAGATCATGTAGTGGTGCATGATATCTCCTAGTGAAGCGTCTTAATCTGCTTCTCCAGCTCACTCAGAAGCGTGTTGTGGTAAACCGAAAGGGCGGCTTGCACCTTGTTGACCGGTGCATCTACCAGGATCTGGTTTGCCTCATGAAGGGCTTCTTCCAGACTATCCTTAGTAGAGAAAATAGGGCGTTTGTTGCGCTTGAGTACTTCAAGCACAAGAGTGTTTTCTTCAGCCATACTGGCTCCTTAAAAGGGGATTTAACCTATCGGCTGTATATCGCCAATAAATGGAAAATTCGTAAAGTTAGTATATCGGTATGAGTTCTTGGAGAAGTTCTCCAAGACACGTTCAGGAAGGGTGCCGGAGGCACCCCTTATTTAACTGGAATCAGAAAAAATAAAGGCCCATCCCCGAAGGGATAGGCCAGTTGATCAAGATAGAGCGTAGTTACTCTGACGGATCAAAGTAGAAAGGCTATTGGATCGTTTCTGGATGGGTACTGGCTCACCGAATACTTGAGTCAGTAGGTCTTCCAGTATGTTGCTATCAGCCAATTCTGCGAGAATATCAATATAGGTCTGACGCAGCGCATTGCAGTTGTTCGCGTGACACTTGAACTCATCGTGTACGCAAATGATAGGGAATGGTTTGTGGTTTAGGGAGGCTTCAATTACTTCTTTCAGCTGAAGCAGTTGATCATTGGTATATCCACCTACAGTGAGTCGATCCAGTGTTTCCACATGAACCAGTGACATGAACTTGGATCGATCGATCGGCATGGGCTGGCTACAGTTACGCTCTTCCAGAACGCGCTCAATGAAGGTCAATGCTCCTTTCAACTGATCCGGATTGTAGTTACAGCGGCGGTTCATTTCTCGTACCACCATGCCATCAACTGAGTGAGTCAGGTTGGCTGCGTTAGACAGACCATCCTTTACCGGCTCACCAATCTTGGCTTGGTATTCATTGGTAGAGAGGTTCTCATAGAACCGATGAGTGAACTGAGCATGATCCAGCTCATCCACTTCGATCTCCACATCAAAGGCATACTTCACCTTACAGCGTGCTTTGAAGCCATCCGGAAGTGTCCACTCGTGTGCTCGAGCATCGCGATCCCATGACGCCAGGAATGTGTCCATCACGTCTACAGCGCCTGGAGCCACGATGTACTGGGCCTCATAGAACTTCTCCAGCTCAACAGTATCCTCACCAAAGATCTCCTTGGGCTTGGCTCTGGAGCCATAGAAATGGCACATCTGAGCAGATTTAACCTCGCTACGCTCAGGTGCTACTGAGATTCCTTCTTTGATCAGGAGCTGGTTCATGGTGTCGGTACAGGTGGAATACATATCAGCCCGTACACTCGGATCGACAAGGCCTGTGTTCTTGGCTGTCTCTTCGCAGCCAATCATCACAGCCATGAACTGTAGACCACTGGAGCAACTGTCAAAGCCCACCAGATGGCCAGAAGGTTTACCAGCCTGTGCATCACGAATAGCCATGACAGCAGCTAGAAACAGGGGAGGCTTATCTGCTTGATCCACCAGCATTTCCAGCTGGTTCATATTATCTTTCACCCACTGAATGCGGGTTTCGAACAGCTCTTTATCCATGCCGAAGTGGTTGGCGGCATCGATCATTAGGTACTGATAGCCAGTGAATGTCTGCACGATTATTCTCCAGTTATTAATTTTTCAACTTTGCGAATTTTTATCTGTTCTTCTATTTTGGCTAAACGCTTTTCTGTAGCTTTTCGTTGATGAGTGTAATATTCAAACTCATCTTTTAGATCTTGGAATAACGCTTTCTCTTTTTTTAATTCATCCAACGTCATCTCGGACAAAGGGACAGACATATAACCTCCTAAGAGGCTATTGCCTCAACTGAATAGAGATACTTTAGGTGGAGTATATTCGGATGTGCTTTTTAGTTTTCGAGAGGGTTTCATAGGCGGAAGGCCTAATATCAATCGAGAGGCTTTTCTGTGTTCAATAATATCCTTGTAATGCAGCCACTCATTAGTAACTGGATCTCTCTGCATTTCTCCTTCACGAGCTTGGAGTTCTTCAATAAACTCTTTTATCCAGAAGTCAGCATAATGATGTTGCCAAGAGTTTTTAGGATAACCTCGACCATAATAGCGATTCAGAGCATTCTGAATATGACGGGTTTCCATGGAGTATAAGCCAATAGGGTTTTCATTGCCTTGGTGCCATAAAGGTTCATATCCATCATCAGGGTTTTTAGCAACCATATTAGGATCCTCGTGTTAATAGCTCCTCTAGTTCTAATTCTTTTAACTTTTGAACAGCTCGGTCATAACAGGTTTGATACCAGCAATTAACCATGGTGCTATGTGAGCTGTTTAGTAGTTTTTTATATTTCTCTTGCTCTAATTTAAGCGCATATACCTTTGCATCATGTTTTATTTTGCTGCGTATTTTGTCATGGGGATTATTCGACACCTTCCACTACCTCTTTATCATGTAGCTCAAGGATCGCCTTTCTAAAGGCATTTCCCTGACTCGATACATGGTAGCCCTGGGCATAGGTACGTCCTCGTTTATCGACCTTATGGGTCAACCAGAACTTGTTGCCTTGTTTCACCAGATCTCGGTACACCACGTAGGAATCAGTAACGAACTTCTCCCATTGCTCCTGTTTCTCAGGATCAGTAAGTAACTGCTTAGGAGCTTCGGAATAAGTCTTCAGCAACTCCACATTCAAGCTCAGTGGTACCTGATTGAACTTGTTGATGGAGTCCAGGCAGATGTTCCCTTCATGGAAGGCATTCCAACCAAGGATCATGGATTCCTTCTTGGTTAGATAACCGCTATCGTAGTTACTGGTAATGACTTCAGGAGGGCATACCATTGGTGGTAAGTACTTGGTTTGCCTAATGAAATTCATTAGTTGGTGGTCCATTTCAAAGAAGCTCTGGATCTGAATAGAATCGTATTTGCCTGTCTTGAACAGCTCATAAGCACCCAAGTCAGACAACACAGCCAGTATCTCTGCAGTGGTTTTAGCCCCTTCGATCTTGTTATCGAAGTTCAATACACCGGCCAGCTGACCCACCACAGAGGTGAACAACATGGGCTTATCGATCACGATGATGGTGACCAATACTTCCTCTACAATCTCTTTAGTATCGAGTAACCACAGCTGAGCGATTCGCTTCATCTTGCTTTCGTAATACTCACCATCCATGTATTGCTCAAGTAGCTTTATACCCTGATCAACCATAGCGGCCAGTTCTTCAGAATCGTATATGGCTTTCAGTACGGTTTTGTTGATATTGGCTTTGGAGTACATATGCTCCACGAGACGTTGCGTTTCTTTCGGATTGATCATCACTTGGTTCCTCATACTTCTTACAGATACCGTTTCTCATCAGGCCGTTATAATCCGGATACAACCCGTTAAACACATCATTGCAATAATGTTTTTCCTCCATTAATTCATCTTCAATGGTCATATTTCCAACCACAGCCAATAACGCACAGACGAAAAGGATCCCGATGAATCCCATCGCTAATTCTTTATCCATGTTATTTGTCTCTTGAGGGAATCTGTGCAACGCCACGGCGGTGGCGCTTATTTACTTGGTGAGTAACTTAGTTAATTCTATTTCTTTGAGTCGTTGCTCAAACCAACCCTTATATTGCATAAAGGCTTCTTTTGTTTCTTCCGGTCTTTTTAGTTTTCCTGCTTCGATATCACTAATTAATTGAGAATAATGGTGAAGGCTCTGTTTCATTTCCCCTGCAGTTAAGACAGTAAATATCTTAGGGACTGTATAGCCCCTATCTTCAATAAGGTATGGATCCTTTTTTACTCCCATGGTGGTTGATCTCCATAGTTAAACACAACACCCGGTATATTCTTTTTATCGCAAATATCGATCATGTGTTTAGTACCCTTTGATATTCCATCCCAAAAGATCACTGCATGATTAACGATATTGGCCATGTGTTCATTTCTCAGATATCCCGCACGCTTCCCATACCGATCCCATTCAGCTGGGTATCGTTCCAGCTTCAAGCCATATTCCTGTGCAAACCGCTCACCCAGTAAATCAGCTCCACGGGCATTCCCTGAGATAATGGTGATCTGCTCAGTTGTTTCAGCCACCTGGTTCAGATATTTCACCATCTCTTTCTCAAGCAACGCGTAATCGTTGAAATCACGGCTCCCTGCAATGACACAGCGGACTTTGGTTGATTCAGTCTTCTTAGGTATTTCCCACGTATCCAGTATTTCCGCCAGTGCCCGCGCCTGATTTACTGGAGTAGTGGCAAAGAAATCCGCCAAGACCCGACCATGTTGATCGGCTTTTTCTTTCAATTCGCTGATTAGGTCAGGATTGTTAGCCGCCCATATTTTCCATAATTGCAGATATTCAGCGTATAAATCCTTGGATGGATCAAGTGGTGGTTTGCCTTTACCTAATGTCGTGTTAGTGCCCCCTGGAAGGTAACCCTTAACATCACATTGGTAGTGCATTTCGATGGTTCGTCCATCCGGCATACGAGCAAAGTAAGCACTGAATCGTTTATCACCTTTGCTGCTGCACTGATAACCGACTTTACGGTCCCATCCATATTTCTGAACTCGTACTGGCTCAATCATGTGTTCCTCCACATATTTCTTAATCGTGTCACCATGGCACCGGAGAGGTTTACAGAAGCATTTAAGGAGAATTTCCTTACCTTGGGATGCTTCAGCAATTAAATGCTCTACAGCGGCTTTTAGAGGGCTTCCTGAGCGTTTCATCTCCTGATGGAAATACACCTCGTACTTATCACAGACGGTATTACGATCATCACCATCTTTTTTGATAGGGAAGGGATTACCGAAAGGAGAGCCTCTACCAATATAAATTCCCGGTCTGGGATCTTTGTACTTATTAGTTACCTTTATCATTAGAGTTGCCCTCAATTAAATTGGTGGCTTTTATAAGTGGAATTACTTTTTCCAGATCTCTTTTAAATACCTCTAAGTTTTCAGCTGAATACAAAGGACAATCGAAACACTCAATTCCAGTACAAAAGTTATGTTCTGATATAAATACACAGAGCTTACCGCATCCTTTTTTATTTTTTGGAAGTAAGTTGGATATCAATATATTCATTGAGTGAAACTGGTTTATATTCACCGCTTATTCCTTATCAATTAACTGTATGGCTTTAACGAATGGTTTGATTTCCTCAAGAAACTCTTTAGCTTCAGAAGTGTTAGTAGGATGTAATGGGCAATACATACAATCTACTTCATCACATACTCTTGGAATGAATTCTTCTCCATTTTCTGAAAGTCTTAAATAAGTAGAAGCGTGTATATCACACACATCGCTTTCTTCTTTATCTCTTATATCTTCCTGGCAGTTTATTATCCCAATCAGGGCATCGATCATTTCGATTTTATTCAGTGCCATTGCTATCTCTCCAGTATCTTTAATTCCCGCCACACCCGCGAAGCGGCACCCACAACAACAGAGCACCACCCACAAATACCTATTGGAGTTGGATCTACTATCTTTCCCATAAAAGAAATTTCCCCCACCACCCGAAGGTGATGAGGGATGAGAGTTATTTCTTACCGGTAGGCTTGGCGAAGGTAACCGGACCCTCACGCTTCTCCACGACATGGAGAGAGCATTCAAGGATCAGGTCCTCGAGACTTCCAAGCTCCACAATGGCAGCATGAATCTCATTGCTCAGTCGGAGCGGGATTCCGCCCAACTGATGGTCTTTACCACCTTCCAGTTTTACTGCCACGTTCAGGAAGGCAGCAGCCTCCTCAAAATTTCGGCTGTTGCCATTAGCCGGAGCCTGGGAATCGGTGTTACGACGTACAAGTGCAGTCATGGTGTATCTCCTCAGTGATTAAGAATCGAAGGCCTTGATGCCTCCATCCCATCCGCGAAGCGGCAAACCAACTAACCAGTTAGCAGAAGAGTTGATTACGGAGTATCCACACTGGATATAGGAAAAAGTCCTAGAGCTTGTGAGTGTAATCAGTGTTACGCTCATGCGCGCGGTGTCTGTGTGGTGTGCGTGTAGTGTTTGTGTATCTACAACCACACAAGAGAAGGGAAAGAAAAAGAACTCACCACCCGAAGGCAGTGAGATTATTTGTACAGCGCTATTTTAACCATCCCAACAAGAACAGATATTCCAGCTATTCCGGATAGAGTAATTTCTGGGTTGGTTATTAAGTACATTGAGCTGTGGGCAAAGTAGTACAGAAATGTTTCCATAGTTCTATCTCCGAAGTTGAGAAGCCCGATACCCCAAACAAGTTAGGATATCGGGAGTGTATCGGTTCTTACTTACTAAGACGGAACTATCTCTGGTGTTGTGTTGTGTATGTGTTAAAGAACTAAGGCCCCTACCCGAAGGTAGGAGCGCTTATGGTTACTGCTGAGTGAGTAGCTTGCGATTCTCTTCGATCTGTTTAGCGAGTTGATCGCGTTTGATATCCAGTTCTGCCAGTACCTCTGATTCGGTCTGAGCTACTGTGCTGTCTACGATGTTACCTACTCGGCCATAAGCTGAGGCGTACTTCTCAGTGCCCTGGCATACACTGACTACTACGTTACAGGCTGAAGTAATGGCTGCGCCGATAGCTGTGAATACTTGCATGATGATCACCATTGATTAGGTTGATTGATTGGATGGTACCGTGGCACCCGCGAAGCGGCTGAGTGGGGTGGGTGGAGCTGAGCGCTATGAGGATTAGCACCGGGGGGGATGTTTCGTTTGTCCGGTTCGCGGACTGTAGTAATGCAACCGTACCTAGATTATAAAAATTCTCTCCATGCGAGTTGAGAATTATTATCAACAACCGTACTAATATTAAAAAATTCCCAAAACCCTTCCAAAATAATATTGTGAGTATTTTTCCCCAACCCCAGGGCTCCATTTAGCTCCGTGACGGGGCGGCTACTATCTGGTCCTGATACTCGGGCCTGTTTTATTTGAGCTGGCTCAGAGAGGCTTATAGAGCGTTTTAGAGGGGGTAAGGTATTAAGGGGTTTTATCGACCGATGAGAGACACCCGAGCGAGTTTACGAGCGGAGGGATGTCGAACCAGAGGGAGTGTATATTACAGGCAAAAAAGAGCCCACCAAAGAGGTGGGCCTAAGTTGGATACTGAATCCGATACCGCTTACAGGATACGAGTTTGAAGATGTAAATCTGTAAAACTCGAGGTCAGTATATAATTTAAAAAACCGACGTCAATATTTTTTACATACTTACTCCAAATAAAACTATGGTGGGATTTAGTATATAAAGCCTATAAACTAAACACCATTAAAGTGGTTGGAGTCAATTTTAATGAGTGGACTTTTAACGGCTGAACAGTTCCGTAAAGCATTACCCCCTCAAGTAAAGAAGTCAGTAAACCAAGAACTCATTGATAAGGTAAACCAGACAATCAGTGATCCCGCATTCCGTGAGGTATATCGGGATAACCTGTTGGGTTACGCCAATGTGATGAGTAAAGGTAAGTTCAAGATCCAGAGTTATCTGGATGCGGTTCGGTATGTTAGTTATAAGCTACTCGGTGATTCAAATATTGTCGCCTATACCAAAACCTTTCCGGATAAGTATCAGGATTTTATTACCCGTGGTGTGGACTCAAAGGATATCGCCTCCTATGTGACGGCGTATAACAAATCCAAACTGGTGAACCTGATCTATGAACAGAGTCTGGTACCCAGTTGGGTATTGAACCAGGACCTTTATCAGAAGGCTCTGAATGTTCAGGCTGAACTTATGATCACGGCACAGTCGGAAAAAGTACGTACTGATGCGGCTAACTCTATTTTGACGCATTTGAAGATGCCGGAGACACAGAAGGTAGAACTGGAGGTGGGTATGAAAGAGGACTCCACCATTCAGGCCCTGCGTGAATCGACTGCTGAGCTGGTACGGCAACAGCGGCTGATGATGCAGTCCGGTGCTATGGATGCTCAAGAAGTTGCGCATACCAAGCTGGCCATTGAAGGGGAGTTCAGAGAGGTGGGTAATGAGTGATTTGACTCAAGGTGCCATCGTCTTCTTCTGTATGACCGGTGGCTTACTGTTTTTGGTACTGCTGGTTCTGGCTGCGCTTGCTCTATTGGCGGCGTTTGATGATTACGATGATCCAGATGAGGAGCCAGGTGATGAGCAGCCTATCCGTTCATGACGTAATCGAAGATGCCCTGGGAGGAGCCAAAAAGGTAGAGGACTACCTTAACTCCACCAGCTATACGGTCGATCCTTATTACGTACCCAGTGAGTTCGCCCTTGAGTTTGTAACCTTTATCAAGATGGTGAACGGGGCGGATGGTGAGGAGAACCTGACACCACTGGTTCATTACCACATGCTGGATACCCTGACACGGGGCGGCCGGCGCATCGCTAACCTCTGCCACCGAGGTATCGCTAAAACCACAGTAATGGGTGAATACCTGTTCCTGTATATCGCTACCTATGGGGAAATTCCAGGGTTCGGTAAGGTTGACCTGGCTCTATACGTATCGGATTCCATCGAAAACGGTGTGAAGAACATGCGTAAGAACTTGGAGTATCGCTGGGAGAACTCCGAGTTTCTGAAGCAGTATGTGCCACTCGCTAAATTTACGGATATCCGCTGGGAATTCCGTAATGCTGATGGAAATACCCTAATCATAAAAGGTTATGGAGCAAAAACGGGTGTGCGTGGTGCCAAGGAGATGGGTAAACGCCCCCAGCTGGCGGTCCTTGATGACCTGATCAGTGATGAGGACGCTCGATCTGCGACGGTTATATCAGCGGTAGAGGATACCGTTTATAAGGCGGTGAACTACGCGCTGCATCCTAAGAAGAACCTGATTATTTGGTCGGGTACCCCCTTTAACGCGAAAGATCCGCTGTATAAGGCGGTGGAATCTGGTGCATGGGATGTGAACGTGTTCCCGGTGTGTGAGAAATTTCCCTGTGATCGTAAGGATTTCAAGGGCTCATGGCCGGATCGTTTCACCTATGACTACGTGATGGAGCAGTACACGGATGCTGTTAAGCTCGGCAAGGTAGATACCTTCAACCAAGAGCTTATGTTGCGGATCATGAGCGATGATGATCGCCTGATTCAGGACCATGATATCCAATGGTACCGCCGCAGCCTCGTTTTAGATCAGCGTTCCCGGTTCAACTTCTATATCACGACTGACTTTGCCACCAGTGAGAAGACCAGTGCGGACTTTTCGGTTATTTCAGTGTGGGCCTATAACCATAACGGGGATTGGTTGTGGGTAGATGGGGTGTGTAAGCGCCAGTTGATGGACAAGAACATGAATGATCTGTTCAGACTGGCTCAGGAATACCGACCGCAGTCGGTAGGGGTGGAAGTGACGGGACAGCAGGCCGGTTTTGTGGCCTGGATCCAGAATGAGATGCTCTCGCGTAACATCTACTTCAATCTGGCGTCGGAGGGGAATGATAGCAAGGCAGGTATTCGACCCAACACCAATAAAATGGTGCGGTTTAATACCATGGTGCCGATGTTTAAGGCGAAGAAGATGTTCTTCCCTGAGGAGTTAAAGAATACACCGGAAATGATAGAGGCAATTGATGAGTTGTCTCTGGCTTCTCCGGGCGGTTTTAAAAGCAAACACGACGATTTTATCGATACTATTTCCATGTTGAGTAGTTTAAATGCGTGGAAACCGTCTGAAATCGCTAATTTGCTCCAAATAGACCAGAAAGAATATTGGGAGTTGGATGTGGAGGATGAACCAGTTTCCAGAATAAACTCCTATATTGTTTAAAAGCTATCCTTTAAACTAAACCCCGATAAATAACCATCGGGGTTTTTTATGCTCTTGTCAGATATTTTCAGTCACCTTACTGAAGGTGAACTTTCTCAATATTTCTTCGGTACTGGTGAAAATGGGCAGATTGATCCGGCTGATTACCCGAAGATTATTTCTCAGATTAACCTTGGACTTACCAACCTCCATACGCGGCTTCCTTTGAAGCAGCAGGAGGTTATTGTTGATCAGCAGGTTGGTAATTCGATATATACGCTGCACTCAGATTTTGCTGTCAGTAATACTGGCTCAACTGAACCGGTTAAGTACATTATTGACACAGCAGATGAACCGTTTGAGGACAATATACTGGTCATTGAACGCGTCTATATGGAGGATGGGACTAAGCTACCTCTAAATGACGCTGATTCCGCTATGGCTGTATATACACCTAAATACAATGTTATCCAGATTCCTTTCGAAACTATTGGCTCTGCAGTGTCAATCATATATAGAGCCGATCACCCGCGTATTCCAACCGATATTGCAGACCCTACAACCTTTGAGGTTGACCTTTCGTTTGCTTATTTGGAGCCGCTGCTTTACTACGTGGGTTCACGTATTACCGGTAGTTTTCAAAACCAGGAAGCCGTTCAAAACTCTGGATTCCTTTACTCAAAATACGAGAAGGCACTTCTGGATATTCAAAACAGCAACCTACTTCAGAATGAAACCATCAACAATACTAAATTGGAGATGCGCGGGTGGGTTTAAAATCCAGTTTTGAGAGTAAAACAGCTCTCACAGATAAGTTTTTTAGAAGTCTTGTAGATAATATCCAACTGATAATTGATAACATTGACGTTATTCAAGCAGTCGATGGTGCTCTATTAGACAGTCTTAAACGCATTTATGGCGATTTAAGTAGCGAGCCTACGACTCGTGTTGATGGTAGCCCGATTCAAAATGGGGATGTGTACTACAACACAACTGATTCAACACTGTATATACACACTAATAGTACATGGGGCCGGTATGACCTTATCGGTATTACCCAGGAAGTTATCGATTCCATTTCTGCTTCTGAGGCTGCAGCTGAACAAGCGTATTTGGATACGTCAGCATTATTAACCTCTATTAATGCTCTAGCCTCTCAAGTTAGTACAGACAAAGCTGCTGTTTCTACTGATCGCCTATCGGTTGAAGCCAGTGCCACTCAAGTTGGGACTGATGCAACTGCGGTTAGTACTGCAAAAACGGCGGTTGAGGCTAATTTGGTATCAGTAATAGCTGCACTGGATACCATCACAGCCGCTCAGGCCAACGTACAATCTTTGGAGGAATCTGCTAGTAATAGCGCTTCATTGGCTCAATCTATGGCTACCCAAGTGGCCACAGATAAGGCAACGGTAGAGGCAGCTCGTACTTCGGTTGCAGCTGATAAGGTGAGCGTTGAAGCAGCAGAGCTAACTGTGTCAGCTGATCGAGCTGAAGTTGAGACTCTAACCTTGCAGGTTACAGCGGATGCGGCTCAGGTTGCTGCAGACGCTATTCAAGTAGCCTCAGATAAAGCCTCTGCCGAGGCAGCTGCGAGCCAGGTACAGACCACAAGCGTAAATGTTGACGCTACTAAAACCGTCATTGACGACCTGTATACGGACATGCAGGGTATACAGGTTGATTCGGCAGCCCATGAAAGTATGGCAGCAGAGTGGGCTGAACATGCGGTTGATATAGAAATCACAGGGTACCCTGGCAGTTATTCAGCACTTCACCACGCCCAAAAAGCGGCAGATGAGCATGCTCAGGTAGTCACACTGAGTGCTCAAGTAACCAGTGATGCCACTACGGTATCTGCCGCTAAAAGCGAAGTTCAGGCTCATGCAGCGCAAATTACTTTAGATGCAGCAACCGTTGCTTCAGATCGAATAGCTGTAGAAGGGGATGCAGCAACCGTTGCTGCCGATAAAGCAGCAGTTAATGCAGATAGGGTTGCTGTGGACTCTGCAGCTCAAGCTGTTGCGAATGATCGCACAGCTGTTGAAACCTTCGCCCTCAATGCTGCTAGTTCAGCTACAGCTGCTTCAGATCATGCAAATAATGCCGCTGCGTCTGAAAGTACAGTTATGTTACTGGCTCAACAGGTGTCTGATGACACTGACCAAGTAGTATTGGATGCTGCACAGGTCGCCTCTGATAGAACTGCAGTTGAAACAGCCCAATCAACAATTGCCAGTTATGTAACCGATTCAGAAACCGCTAGAGATCAGGCGGTAACTGCCAAAACTGCCGCTGAACAGGCGCGTGACGAGGCTCAGCAAGCAGCAGCTGGCCTGACTAATGGTATGGCAATGGCGGGTGATTGGGATGCCTCACCCGGTAATCTACCACCATCCCCTCCAGAAGGCTCAGTTATTTATCGTATTGCGGTCGCCGGTACTTTGGGTGGCACGTATTACAAAACAGATGACCTCCTGGTGTATAACCCTGTAAGTCTGGGTTGGTTCAGAGTAGGCAGCTCAGATGCAGATATTTATCTGGAAGATATATTGGATGCTGGTAGTGCAGCCTCTGCATCAATTACTGACTTTGAACCGAGTGGTTCATTAAATTCTCACGAGGCAGATCCTGACCCACATCCTCAGTATGAGCAAAGAGCCAATTTAGGCACGGCAGCAACTAAAAATACCCCAGTTACAGGTAATGCCAGTGCCACTGAAGTAGTACTGGGTAATGACAGCCGTCTGTCCGATGCTCGCGCACCAACCACGCATAACCATGACGACGTGTATTACACCGAGTCCGAAGTTAACTCACTGCTGACTGGAAAGGTTGATAACAGTCGAGTCCTGACCGATGTGCCGGCCGGTGCGGTGTTTACGGACACGCTGTATGACGATACGGCTCTACAGGATCAGATCGCCGGTAAAGCCAACAGTACGCACAATCATGTCCTGAGTCAGATTATCGATGCTGGAACCGCAGCGGCGTCGGATGTGACTGATTTTGCAACCGCTGCTCAAGGTGGTAAAGCGGATACCGCATTGCAGGCAGGCGATGTGGGAACGGCAGCCAGTCGCGATGTAGCAGAGACAGGTAACGCTTCAGCCGCTCAGGTGGTGTTGGGCAACGATTCGCGTCTCTCTGATGCTCGAGCCCCGACCGCTCACACGCACGATGATCTGTATTACACGGAAGCCGAAACCAACGCGTTACTTAATGGAAAGGTTAACAATGAACGCGTACTGACGGATGTTCCGGCTAGCGCTGTGTTTACCGATACCGTCTATGACGATACAGCAATTCAAGCGTCGATCAGCAGCTTGCAAACAGATGTTGCTGGAAAAGCGTCAACGGGGCACGTACACGTGCTTTCTGATGTTTCTGATGCGGGAACAGCTGCAAGCAAAAACGTCGCTGAGACGGGCGATGCAAGCGCGACAGAAGTGGTACTTGGGAACGATTCACGGCTGAGCGATGCACGAAATCCAACGGCCCATACACATGATGATCGCTACTATACCGAAGCCGAAGTAAATTCACTGTTGGCTGGTAAAGTTGATGACGCCCAAGTTCAAACTAATGTACCTGTTGGGGCGGTGTTTACCGATACTGTTTATGATGACACCTCGTTACAAGCTGAGGTAGCTGGTAAAGCAGCATCGGTTCACACACACTCCCTCAATCAGGTAACTGATGCCGGATCTGCTGCAAGCCGTGACGTACCAGGAACTGGTGATGCCTTATCTACTCAAGTGGTATTAGGTAACGATTCACGCTTAACGGATCCTCGTGTGCCTACCACGCATGCCCATGATGATCTCTATTACACAGAGGGTGAAGTTGACGCTTTACTCGCCAGTAAAGTAAACACCACCCAAGTACTAACCGATGTCCCAGCCGGTGCCGTATTCACAGATACGATATTTGATGATTCAGCTATTTGGGCCGAGTTAACTGCGTTAGGCGAGTCATCAGGAGGAGCCGGATTTGAGTATGTGTTTAAAGTAGCGAACGCCACCGTTACTGCTTCTCAGTATGTGATTGCAGATACCACAGCAGGGGCTTTCACTATTACACTACCAGCGTCGCCAGGTGCTGGTGATACAGTAATTCTGGCGTGTGATAAAACCAGCTGGGCGACAAATAATCTGACTGTGGATCGCAACGGTGAAACCATTGATGGAGTAGCCCAAAATGCTACGCTGTCAGATAACAATATCCAGGTTAAATACGTTTATGACGGAACGACCTGGCGAGGGTTTGTTGGGTATTTATCAACATTCGCAGCACCTCAACAACCTTTATTACAAGGACCTTCTTCGTCACTTGAAGATGAAGTAGTCACATTCCAGATCGTTAACTACAACCCGTATCTGGTGTATTACCCGTCTGTTTCTACTGGCTCGGTACAGCAAGTGGCCAATTTACTTCATTGGACGCTACCGATTGTAACTGCCGATACGAACGCCACAATTACAGTTGAGGTAACTGAAGTAGGGATCGGTACCACAATAGTTAACGAATCCCTTTTGATCATAAACATAGTCATTCCCACAACAGGTGATGACGCTGTGATTATTGACTCAGCCGGGTTTGGTACTTTCTCTTCAAACACAGGGTGGACTGTTTAATGATTGCTAACCAAGACAATGCTGAATGGATCAGCGCTATTCAAACACAAGAAGCCGGTGATTCTGATTGGGTGAAGGGGAAGTTGGAGATCACACACACACCTATACCAGTTGATAAGACGGGGTGGACTGCAACTGAAATTTATACTAATGAACCATTGGGTACCCTTCTATCTCAAATAGGTACTACAGACTATTACGAGTTAGACCAAGATGCGACAAAAATACGGCTATCCCAAGACTCAGTAATAGGTACTTTAAAAGGCGGTATTACAGATGTTTCACCTAGTCCTAGAAATCTCACAACGTATTCTGGTGGGTGGCTATCCCTGGATGGGACAAAACTTTATTTTATGTACGGTACCGGCATTAATGAAATTTCGTTAAATACACCTGGTATATTATCTGATGGGTTTTCTGGCGGATATACTCAAATAGTTACTTTTAGTAGTGGATCTATTATGTCGGTTTTTCCGAATAAGGATCACACTTCTGTTTATGCCATGGTAAGTGATAGCAGTGTCTTTTATATTCGAAAATATGAACTAGGAACAGCAGGTGATTTTTCAACACTACCAGCAAGTCCTACTTCATATATGGACCTGACTGGTATTTTTACAACTGCTCCCAAGTCATTTTGTGTAAGTACTGAAGAAGACTTTATTTATGTTATAGGAAATGGATCTGTACGCTCCATAGTATCTTACTCTTTATCTACAGCAGGTGATTTAAGCTCCAATTCGTTTAATTATGAAACCACCATAACTAGCTACACGTATGACTATGCAACACTACTACCAGATGGAATGACTATAGCTGCTATACAGAGTGGTAATCACTATTTGTATTTGATAAAGGGGGTTGGAGTAAATGATTTTTCCACTGCTACAGTGGAGGCCACAGCTAACTATATAAGTGAAGAGCAAGACCTTGTTTCTGTAATATATGACTACGCTACAAATAAAGTAATGTTCTCCGGGTATCAAGTTGATAAGTTTTTTACTACTGATGAATTCTTACATTTAAGTTTTAACAGTAATGCTGTCTTAGATTTTACTATTTCAACAGAAGTAGGTGCAGATTACATATCAGCAGGTGATTTTTCAGGACTTACAGTTAGCCCAGACGGCACAAGCGCGTATACTATTTCTACAACATATGATCGAGTACATAACCTGTACAATGGTAACGACTTTGATTTTTCATCCTCTTCCATGTCCTACGTATCAACATCGTCCTACACACCAAATCCTAAAGGTATATTTGTAAACAACGCAGGCACCCATGCTTATATAGTCGATACATCCTATGACAAAGTTTTTCATTTTATTCTTTCTGGATGGGGGACAGATTTTCCAACTTCACCAGTTGGTGATGTTTCAGTAAGTAGTCAAGAACCAACCCCCTACTGTGTTTTTCTCAGTAATGACGGTAAGCATCTATTTGTAGGTGGGGCTACTACGAAGAGATTATATAGGTACAGTCTTACCACTCCATGGTACCCAGAAAATGGCATAACATTGGTTGACGATTTCGGGCCGTTTCCTTCAATCATAAAGAATGGTTACCTGTTAGTAGGTGATACCACTATGGTGTTATGCACAGATGATACTTTTTATCTTTACTCCTTGCCTGCGGTCGCAGATATCAGTAATCCAACTCTAATTAGGTCTGAAACAGTACCTGCCCCTGTAGTAATGAGCCCTAGTGGGGATAAAAGTATTCGTATGTCTGGTAGTTATATACGAACCTGTGCTTATAGTGAGGCGGCTTGGGGCTATTATTCTGAAAAGTACTCTCACCCCGATACTTCAAAAATAGCTTACCAAGCACCCCCATCAGGTGAGATAGGCGTAGGTAATAACGGTACCATTGAGAAGTACCTTGCATCCAATTGGCAAGGACACACTCTCCAACCTTCTGGAGACATGCTTTCATATTCTGACGAGGTTGAGTTTTCAGACGTTGGTGATACCTACCGGGATGTCACAATTAAAATAAATGGGGACAGCGGCCAGGAAGTGACCAAAGCTCAACTGAATCTGTGGAAGGCTACAGCATGATAGAGAGACAACTTACAAGACGAGGCAACCTGGTCAAGTCAAAACCCGTGTATAAACCCCCAGTTCTGGAGGGCACTAAAGCCCTACGTGCTGAAGAGTCACTGAATCAGACGGTCACAGTTGACGGGTTCACCTTCCAGACTGATGAAGAATCAATGGACCGTATGGATCGGGTTGTCGATATTGCCAACTGGAAATTCAATCAAGCTGTGGCACAAGGCGCGACAGCTACTGAAGCCTACAATGCTGTGTACCTGGGGAACACCGTGCCCTGGAAAACCGCTGACAACAACATGGGGCAGTTCACTATCGAGCTGATCTGCCGTGTGCAGGAGCAGGCACTGAATCTGCTGGGAGAAACTTGGGTTAAATACGGCTAATAATAAGAATCCACCACTTACAGGGTACTCTTCAATTAACGGGAGTTACCATGCAAAAACTTCGTACTGCTTTTCTGTTTTCCCTCATCGCTTTGACGGTGGGGTGCTCCAACCTTTCCACAACTGAACAGGTTGTCGGTGTTACCAGTGCGGCTGTAAACGTGAAGTATCAATACGAGAACAGCGATCTCGTTGAGGTAGTCACAGCCACTGAGTTAAGCAAAACCGAACGGACCATAGTGTCAGAGGCACTGGCTCAATTGGAGCGATCAGCGGCTGCACTCGAGAAGTATGAGAGTGACCCTGGCTCAATCGTCATTAGCCTGCCGGCCATTGAGATCGAGTACGCCCGTATACTGACGGCGTATACCGATTTGCGGGTCATTGTGATCCAACATGAGCCAGATTACTCCGGTGAACAGTGGGCCGCCTTCAGTACCTTTGATCGAGATATCCGTATACTGGATACCCGGTTTCGACAGCTCACTGAAGCTGTGTATGTGAACGATGCCCTAAGAACGGCCCTGAAGGTCGCTGACACGGCGATTAAAGCCGCTGCTGTGTTGTAGGGGGTAAGTCATGAACGCAGCTGTTAAGCCCTTTGACAGGCTCCAGGATCAGGTATTGAAGCGGGGTCGATCTGAGATTTATGAACTCAGTGAGAAAAAGAACGAATTTATCGTACTGGGGGACTGGGAGTTTTGGTCTGCTCGAGTGCAGATGAATTTTGTTGTACCAACCTGGTTCATCACAGATCTGGCCTCTATCCCTCAAGCCGTTCGTAGTTTTATCTCAGTCAATGAGCGACACCGTATTCCGGCGATCCTACATGATTATCTCTATGCGCTTAACGGAGTAGGACTAAATCACTATCCGCGTAAGGTACTTGATTTGATCTTCTTGGATTTCTGTAAATTGTATGGTGTTCCTGTAATTAAACGTCATGCGATGTATCAGGCCGTTCGTATATTTGGGGGAAGTCGATACAACGATAATGATGGACGATTCTTCGCGCCCATGGATGACCGTAAATGGTATTTGGAAAATCTGGATTGGACCCCACCTAAAATAATAGCAGACTTGGTTATTTAATAAATGATCAGCAGGGTATTTTGATATACTCCGCATTAAGTCACAGGTGATTGGGATTATGCGCGTGATCGAACATTTTAAAGATATTCCACCTTCGGTGCAGGGTGTATTAATGGCAGTGGTCATAGCGATATTACGTGTCGTTTATGATCAAAAAGAAACTTCTATTGTTCGTATAATCCTGGAAGGTGCCTTATGTGGTTCACTGGCTATGACAGCCAGTACTGCCATTGAAGCCCTGGGTTATGACCAAAACTGGGTTATCTTTTTCGGCGGTATGATCGGATTTATCGGTAGTACTACGATCCGGGCAATCGCTATAAAGATGATCGGACAAAAGGTAATGAAGGGGTAAATATGAGCCAGCTCAGTAAGAATATTTACCGGCATGAAATTGCCTGTAAATGCGGATGTGGGTTCGACACGATGGATGTCGAAACGGTTGAAGCGGTTCAGGAATGTTGTGATAACTTCGCCCGCGTACTGGGCGTGGATAGGGTGATATTGGATATCACCAGCGGTGCTCGGTGTCTTACTTATAACCGCAAACCTGTCTCTCAGGGAGGTCCAGGGAGTACAGACAAATCCCAACACCCGAAAGCGCGTGCTATCGACTTTCGAATCCGTGGTGTCTCACCTCATGATGTATATGAGTACCTGAACGCCAAGTACCCGGAGAAATACGGGATTGGGAAGTACAATACGTTTACCCATCTGGATACTCGGCAAGTACCGGCTCGATGGTAAAAAGAAACCCCCAATTACTGGGGGTTTTTTCATACTGAACCATACCGATCGATCCAGCCTCTAACATGCTCAGGCTTTACCAACTCATTTTCGAGCATCTCATTGATCGCGTTACAGGTAGGATCGAAGGAGTATTCCTTGCCTTCCCGCAAAGCCAGTTTGGTCTGGCCTTTGACTGAAACAAACACGTAGCTGCGCATTGATACAACATTAGAAACCGAGGAGGTACCCATAATGTGGTGTCCTGTGTGGTTAATAGTTGATCAAAGTAATAGTGCAAGTTTTATTCCAGTGCAAGAAAGTGAGTCAAATATTTTTACGAAAAACTAGGCTCTTTGAAGTTGACTGACTTCAATAACTTTCCTTTTGGGTAGAACTTACCGTCACTACCTGTCTGATCTTTCGCTGAAATTACCGTGATCAGATCCAGTGTTGGTGTACGGAAAGTGACATCCAGACCCAGTTTCTCATAGGCCATAGCCGTTTGTTCTGCTTCGCTGTGGCTCTTACAGAATTTACTGAGGTTGGATGCCTGCACTTCAGCCATATCTGCATCAGCATCAATACCAGCGCGGTGTTGAAGGCCGTAGGTGGTCACCAAGACATCACTAGCGCCATCGCGTACCTGCTCGATATTACGCTCCTGTACGGCTTTTTTGAGTTCATTGAACTCTTCCTCAATCAGTCCCAGCTGCGCTTCAACAGCGACCCAATCGAGGGCTTCCAGGTTACCTTGAGGGTTACCAATCAGTGTGTTCAGAAAAGATACGTCAGAAAAATTGCTCATTACTACTGGCTCAATTTAAGTTTAAGTTCATTGAATCCACCGATCCGCTCGTTACCGATCCAGATCTGGGGGACAGTGGAGATACCTTCATCGCGCAGCTCTTGAATCAGGGCAGCGTTTTCAGGCTCGCGTGCATCAACATAAGAGAAGCTCTTCCCACTGGTAGCCAGGAGAAGAATGGCTTGCTTACAGAAACTGCAGTCTTTATGTCCGAGGACTTTGATCATGGAGAATTCCCATTGCTTCATGAATACCCATTACGACGTTTCGGCAGATATCTGACCGAACGATTTCTTCATAGGTACCAAAGTGAATGTGTTGAGTAGAGCGCTCTAAGATGGGACTACGGGTGCGTAGGCCTAAAAACTCACCCATGCCCGAGCTTTTCAAATCCGTTTGATCCAGATCACCACAGATAACCATGGTGCTGTTTTTACCCACCCGAGTAACCAGGTGTTTAATCTCATCCAGCGTGCAGTCTTCTGCTTCATCGACAATGATAAAAGCATTGTGCCAGCTGTTACCTTTTACGTTTTCAAGAGGGCAGAAATCCAACATACGAATCTCTTCTTTAAGCATGTATTCGATTTGCCCAAATGAAAACTCATCTTCCAGTGCTCCCAAAATAGGGCGCAACCAGTGTTTCATTTTTTCCTCATGGGTACCTTTGGCGAAACCAACGGACTGAGAAGCAGAAATGGCAGGGCGCATTAAAATAATACGGTCAATCGCTTCTTGTTGAAGAAAAAGAGAGGCTAAACGGGTAGGTATATAGGTTTTACTGGTTCCGGCTAAACCGGTAGCGAAGGTGATGGGGTGGGCTTTAACTGTTTCTATATACTTTCGTTGGTTCGGGTTTTGACCTTCTAGTGGAGGGGCAGGTTTAAATGACTTCTCAACCTTTTCTGCACGGGTAGTCCTCTTATTTTCTCTTTTCATAATTCAAGGTAATTCCTTAAAATGGTCTGATAATAATAAAGGAACTTTTCTGAATCTTATACCGGACAGCGAATTTTTGTTCTGAGCTTATACGCCAGCGGTTTCTACCGATCAGGAATTAAAATGCCCGAAATATCGAATGAGTTACTCCAGCAGCAGATAGATGAGCTGCGTACAATGCTGGAAACAGAAATCGCATCTCGTTTATCCACGGTAGATACTGAGCGGCTGGCTCGTATTTCCCAGGACGATGCGCTTAATACTTCAATCCTATCTGAAGAATCTACACGCGCTTCTGAAAACGCTGCTACAGATTTTCGTATTGATGGGTTGGAAATGTCGTTTCCAACACTGGAATCAGCTATCAGCCATGAAGCTGTTACGCGTATTGCGCAGGATGATCTAATCAACACGCGCATGGATTATTTGCTGGCCAGCACTAATACGTCATTGGGTGTAATGACCACTTCTTTAGATGCTGAAACGGCTGCTAGAGTCCTAAAAGACAATGAGCTTGAAGACAGTATTAACGACTTAAATTTAAGTATAACGGCGAGTTTAGCTGCGTATACCACCCAGCTTACTGCAACAGAGCAGGACCTGATAAACGGTATTACTCTTACAAATACCCAAGTTACTAATTTAGAAGCATCGCTTGATTTTGAAACAACCGCGTTATCCGCTTCAATATTTTCAGAGCAACAAGCCAGGGTTTCAGCCCTCGAAGCTGTTAGCACCGATATTACGCAAATGAACACTAATTTCACATCGTTAGAAACGAATGTGAATGCCGCCATTACGACTGAGCAACAGACCCGAGCATCTGCTACTGATGCGCTTGCTCAGTCAATAAGCACGCTAACCGCAGATCTCGATACTGCTGAGAGCTCTCTCAGTGCAGCTATCACTAATGAATCTACTGCAAGGGCCACTGAGAATTCTGTACTGGCTCAGCAAATAAACAGCTTATCTAGTACGATGGATGGTAACACTGCACTAGTAGAGCAACAGATGCAGACCATTGATGGCATTACCGCAAGTTGGACCATACGCACAGACGTAAACGGCCGCGTTGCTGGTGTGTCATTGATAAACAGTGTTGATGAGCCAACCAAGTTTGAAATTACTGCTGACAACTTTTCAGTCCTGGATCCAACTGATCCACTTAATGTAGTACTCGGTGTTGATACACAATCAGGAGAGGCTTTTGTTGAAGCGGCCTATATCCGTAACCTTGTTGTAGAGACTCTTCAAATAGGTCAGAACGCTGTTACGGTACCTGTAACAGCTAACCAGGTAAGCGACATTACGCTATCTGGTGTTACTTTATCCACTATTACTTCAGGATCAATAACAGGGTATACAGAAGCAGTTGTAGCAACTTTCACCAACACACTCGCAACCACACTGGACGCTATGGTTTCTGCGAGTGGACGCCACGGGACAATTACTGAATCTGATTCTGATGCTCAAGCTGTATGGAGTATTGCTGTTACGCTAAACGGTGGAATCATTTATCACTCTGGTTCTATGCGCGGTGATATTTTTGCCATGACACGCCAAGTAGTTATGCAACCTGGGGTTAATACAGTAAAAATTTACGTTACTGGTGTCTCTGATACTGGTAATGGTACTGGATTATTTGCCGGTGGAAACATTTCAATATTGGGGGCTAAACGATGAAAAGGTTTGCTATTTTTAATGATGATGGTCGAGTTATCAGTGAGCAATTACAGGCTGATTCACTATCTCCACCTGAAAATGGTGTAGAAATAGAAAACTCACTTGATGGCGAATTTTACATAGAAGAGGGTGAACTAAAAACTTGCCTTGATTTTGAATTGAGTAACCTACCTTTACCATGTGTACTTACAATAGAAGGGGAAAGATATGAATGCTCGGAACAGCCCGAACTTTCATTTGATGCCCCAGGTAATTACGTAATTCATGTTGAAGCAGGCCCATCATACAGAAAAAAGGTATTTGAATATGCTTATTACCCATAAGTCTAAAAACAAAAACTCTCGGTATAATGAGTGGCGTGACCATGAAATAGAAAAAGGTATTAACTGGGGAGGCAGCGTATTCCAGATCGATGAAAAAAGCCGATCTCTTATAGGGGATCGTGCGCTCAAGGTTGTTAAGAGGAAACTTTTGAATGAACCTATGAGTTCTTTTGTGTGGCGAACCAAAATGGATACCTATTACACATTCAGTCCTGAAGAATTTCTTGAATTTGCTGAAGCTGTTGACTCTCATTTCGAATCAATAATGATTGAAAGCTGGAATGGTAAAGATAGTTTATAAACCAAAAACAAACATAAAAGCGCTAAATTAGTAGCGCTTTTGTTTATTTTTAATGTACAAAAATAAAAACCGGGATTAGAATGCGCGGAAATAGATAACTGATTATGTTAAATCGGTTGTTATTTATTCCTCCCTTCTTGCAAAGGTATCGCATTAAATGAGTGACGCTAATCAGTTGCTTGTAGAAGCTAACGCGAAACTCACTTCTTGGGAAAAACAACCGAGTATCATTGATCTGAAGCGTGATTATGAAGACGCCAAGATCGAGGCCGATAAACAAATCGGTAAAATTGATACTTGGCTTGATAACCTTCATGTACGTGGAGCTGCCGTTGTTAAGTCACCGGAAGGTAGTTCAAGGATTGTTCCCAAGGTCATTCGTAAACAAGCAGAATGGCGATACGCAGCTTTATCTGAACCGTTCCTCAGCACCGACGATGTGTTCAATGTCACTCCGGTAACGTATGAGGATCGGGAAGCAGCGATCCAGAACCAGCTGGTTCTCAACCACCAGTTCAACAACAAGATCAACAAGACCAAGTTCATTGATGAGTACGTTCGTACTGCAGTAGATGAAGGCACGGTTATCGTGCGTGTCGGATGGGATTTCGAAGAAGAAACCTATACCGAGATGGTACCGGTCTATGACTACGTACCCACCACGAATCCTCAGATCCCTCAGATGTACCAGTACATCAGTCAAGTTGAGCAGACAGACCCATCTCAGCTGGAAAGCGTACGCCCTGAGTTGCTTGAAGGGTATAAGCGCTCACAACAGAGTGGTCAGTTGTTGCAGCCGGTACTGGCAGGAGAGGAGGAACAAGAACGGTCTGTTACCGTTCGTAATCAACCTACCCTTGAGATTTGTAACTACCGCAACGTAGTTATTGATCCTTCCTGCAATGGGGAGGCGGATAAAGCCAACTTCTTTGTGTACTCGTTTGAGAGCTCCATTGCTGAGCTTCAGAAAGACGGGCGCTACAAAAACCTGAACATGATCAATATCACCAACAGTTCCATATTGGGTGATCCGGATCATGAGAGCCAGGATAACGAGAGTTTCAACTTCCAGGATAACTTACGTAAGCGTTTCATCGTACGTGAGTATTGGGGCTTATCTGATATTCATGGTACCGGGAACCTGGTTCCGATCGTGGCTGCTTGGGTCGGTGATGCTCTTATCCGAATGGAAGAAAGTCCTTTCCCGGATAAGAAACTCCCGTTCGTAATTATTCCCTACCTACCGGTGCGCAAATCCCTGTTCGGGGAGCCAGATGGTGCTCTTCTGGAAGATAACCAGAAGGTTATTGGTGCAGTCACTCGCGGCATGATCGACATCATGGGTAAGAGTGCCAATGGTCAGACGGGCGTTCGAAAGGATGCTTTGGACTTCACCAACAAACGCAAGTTCATGCGCGGTGAAGACTACGAGTACAACGGTAATGTTGATCCCCGTGTGGCTTTCCACATGCACACCTACCCGGAAATACCGGCTTCAGCTCAAGTGATGCTACAGCTTCAGAACAACGAAGCAGAATCCCTGACAGGCGTTAAGGCATTCAACAACGGTGTATCTGGCGAATCACTGGGGGATGTAGCTGCCGGTGTACGTGGAGCCCTGGATGCTGCCTCCAAGCGTGAGCTGGGTATTCTGCGCCGTTTGGCAGCCGGGATCATTGAGATCGGTCGTAAGTTCATCTCCATGAACGCAGTATTCCTCTCTGATGAGGAAGTGGTACGGATCACGAATGAAGAGTTCGTGACTGTGCGTCGGGATGACCTGTCTGGTGAGTTCGATCTGAAGCTGTCGATCAGTACAGCCGAAGAGGATAACGCTAAGGCCCAGGAGCTGGCATTCATGCTTCAAACCATGGGTAACACCATGGATCCCGAGATGAGCAAAATGCTGCTCTCTGACATTGCTCGTTTGCGCAAGATGCCTGATCTGGCTAAGCGCATTGAGAACTACCAGCCACAGCCTAACCCGATGGATGAACTGCAGATGCAACTTCTGCAGGCACAGATCCAGAAAGAAATGGCGATTGCCGCGCATTACTCACAAGCACGTATTCCATTGGATCAAGCCAAGGTCGGTACCGAACAGGCCAAAGCCGCCAACCTGGAAAGTGAAACTGATCTCAACACCCTGGATTTCGTTGAGCAAGAAGCCGGCGTTAAGCAGGAACGGGATCTCGAGAAACAAGGGGCTCAGGCCCGCGCTAATGCACAACTGGAAGTGGTGAAAGCTGCACTTCAACCCAAACCCGTAACAACTAATTAACCCAAACCTGGTGCCCAACTGGGCACCTCTTAAATATCTCGTTCCCACGAAGGGAAGAGGACACGGAGAAACACCATGAACGAAGACATGAATATCGAAACCATCGAACTGAACATCAAAGAAGCTGAGCGTATGGCTGATCTGGCTCGCTCTGTTAAGCGCCTGCGCTCTAACCGCGATTTCAAAAAGATCATCATGGAAGGTTACTTTGAAAATGAACCGGTTCGTTTGGTCATGTTGAAAAGTGATCCTCAGTTCCAGTCCGAAGAACGCCAGCAGGCGCTCCTGAAAGAAATGGACGGTATCGGTTCGCTGCGTAACTACCTGCAGACCATTCTGACCATGGGCAATATGGCGGAAAAAGAGATCGCAGATAGCGAACAGGAACTGGAACTCATGCGTGCTGAAGAGGCTGAAGGAGACGCCTAATGAGTCAGGATTCGCTGAATGACACTGTGAACCCTCTGGAGATGTCTGACGAAGAACTCATGGCAATGGAGGTACCGGAAGACATCCCGGTACCTAAAGCCGAAGAGTCCGTTGATGAGACTGGCTCAGAAGTATCTGAAGAAGATACTCCTGCAGAAGAGGAAGAAGCAGCTGATGACGGTGAATCCGATACTGATGAACAGGACACTGATCAAGCCGACCCTGCCGCTGAAGAAAAACCTTCAGATGAGCCAGTAACAGAAGAAGCGGCTGAGCCTTCGGATGATGATAAAGGTGAGGAAAAAGAAACCACACCCGCGTTTGATTACGAAGCTGAATATAAAAAACTGATTGCGCCTTTTAAAGCGAATGGTCGTGAGATGCAGATCGATAATATCGATGATGCCCGCCGCCTTATGCAAATGGGTGCAAACTACAATAAGAAGATGGCCAGTTTAAAACCGAATCTTCGGTTGATGAAAATGCTGGAAAATAATGGTCTTCTTGACGAAAATAAATTATCTTATTTAATAGATCTGGAAAAGAAAAACCCAGATGCTATTAGTAAACTCATCAAGGACAGCGGCATTGACCCACTTGATGTAAATACCGATAAGGCCGACGAATATAATCCAGGCACTTACACTGTTGATGAAAATCAAATGGAGCTGGACACGGTACTCGATCAAATCGAGCATTCCCCCAGTTACAACGAAACCGTTGATATCATTAGCAATAAGTGGGACTCAGAAAGCCGTAAGGTAATAGCCAGCAATCCGCAGATTATCCAAGTAATCAATGAGCATGTAGGTAATGGTATCTACGCTCAAATTAACTCGGTAATAGAGCGTGAGCGCATGTTGGGCCGGTTAAATGGAATCTCTGACCTGGCAGCCTATAAACAAATAGGCGACCGACTTGAAGCTGAAGGACGGTTTAATCAACCCACTCCTACCGCCACTGAGTCAATTAAAAAGTCTGTTCAGGCAGAAGAAAAACCCAGTAAAACTCCGGACCCACAAATTAATGATCGTAAGCGTGCAGCAGCGCCCAGTAAAGGCAAAGCTCCGCAATCTCAACCCAACGATTTTAATCCGCTCGCTTTGTCGGACGATGAATTCGACAAACTCGTAGCACCTAAGTTTTTGTGATTACTCTGGAGTAAAAAATGACTCAGCAGATTTATAACGATCCGGCCGGTGGACAGCCGTCCACTATCGGACCTCAGATGAATACCTTCTACTACCAGAAGAAGGCACTCATCGAAGCGAAAAAAGAACAGTACTTCGGCCAGCTGGCTGACGTTACCTCTATGCCGAAGCACTTCGGTAAGAAGATCAAGAAGTACCATTACCTCCCGTTGCTCGATGATCGCAACATCAACGATCAGGGTATCGATGCAGCTGGTGTAACCATTACCACTGATCAGTACTACGTTACTCTGCCGCGTAACGTACTGTCTGTCGCAAACGCAAGTAAAGCAGCGGCTGCTACCGCTATCGCTGACAACCTGGATGGTGTAACCGCTGTTGCCGGTGCAGATGACTCTGCGGGTACTGGCTTCGCTACCATCACTGTGACTGGTTCTACTCACTTCAAGGTAGCGACCCTGGCTAAGGCCACTGCTATCGCTGATCTGGGTGTTGGTGCTGTGATCCAGCAGGGCTCCGGTAACCTGTACGGCTCTTCCAAGGACGTGGGTACCATCGCTTCCAAGATGCCCGCACTGTCTGAAACTGGTGGTCGTGTTAACCGCGTTGGTTTCACCCGTGTGGAAATCGAGGGCACCCTGGAGAAGTTCGGTTTCTTTGATGAATACACCAAGGAATCTCTGGACTTCGATACCGACTCCGAACTGGCCATGCACGTTAACCGCGAAATGGTTATGGGTGCCAACGAGATCACTGAAGACGCTCTGCAGATCGACCTGCTGAACTCTGCCGGTGTTATCCGCTACGCGGGTGCTGCCACTGAGAACGCTGAAATCGATGACACCTGCGAAGTGACCTACGGCGATCTGATGCGCCTGAGCATCGACCTGGATAACAACCGTACACCGAAGCACACCAAGGTCATCACCGGTACTCGTATGATCGATACCAAGACCATTCCGGCGTGCCGCGTAATGTACGTGGGTTCTGAACTGCTCCCTCTTCTGCAGGGCATGAAAGATCTGCACAACGATAAAGCGTTCATCGCTGTTCAGCACTACGCCGCTGCAGGTGAAACCCTGACAGGTGAAGTAGGCGCTGTTGGTGATTTCCGTATCGTTGTGGTTCCGGAAATGATGCACTGGGAAGGTGCCGGTGCTGACGCATCTGGTACTGCAACTCACCACGAAACTGGCGACCGGTACAACGTGTACCCGATGCTGGTGGTTGGTGATAGCTCTTTCACCACTATCGGTTTCCAGACCGACGGCAAAACTGTGAAGTTCAAGATCAAGCACAGCAAGCCGGAGTCCCCGGAATCCTATGCCAACGATCCATACGGTGAAACTGGCTTCATGTCCATCAAGTGGTACTACGGCTTCATGGTGTATCGCCCCGAGCGTATCGCCCTCGTGAAGACTGCTGCACCGCTGTAATCGGTTGGCTCCTCCTTCGGGGGGAGCCTTCACCTTCCGGATAATATCCTCTGAAAGAGAAGCATCATGAGCGAAGATACCATCACTACTCCCTCTCGCCTGGATTCCCTAAAAGCCCGTGCTGACAAGATGGGCATCAAGTATCACCCCAGCATCGGTGAAGATGCACTGGCCAAGAAAATCGAAGACAAAATGGAAGGTACTGAGTCCAGCGACTCCACCAATGAACCAGCACCTACTACTTCCGCTGGTATCGGTAAAAACGTCGAATCTTCTGCAGCTCTGCGCCGCCGGCTGAAGAAAGATGCAGAGGCCCTGGTTCGTATCCGCGTGACCTGCATGAACCCACTCAAAAAAGAGTGGCCGGGTGAGATCTTTACCGTCTCTAACTCTATCGTTGGCACCCAACGTAAGATGGTTCCGTTCAACGTGGAGTACCACGTACCGAAGATCATCTACAAGCAAATGCTGTCCCGCCAGTACCAGTACTTCTATACCGAGAAAGCACCCAACGGCCAGAAGATCCGTAAGGGCAAACTGGTGAATGAGTTCGCTATCGAGGTACTGCCTCAGCTGACCGAGAAAGAACTTAAAGAACTAGCTCGCCAGCAGGCTCTCTCACGCGGCGTCGAAGGGTGAGGGACTGAACCATGGCTATAGCAGTTGACGATCTTACAACGGTAACCGTTAGTGGTACTGGTGTATTTGATAAGCTGATGCAAATAACCCGAGAACACCTTGAAGGTGAGTATCGCTCGGGTCGAATCAAGAGCACGGAATACGCTCAGGTATACCTGGGATCGTTAACTGCGGTCATGGATCAGTCAGTTAAGTTCCTTCAAGCACAGCAGCAGGATGCACTGATTGCTGCACAGGTCGCTAAGGTCAATGCAGATATCGCGTTGGTTGAAACTCAACAAGATAACCTCCTTATTGAGGGTAATAACCTTACAAAGCAAGGGTTACTAGTTGATGCCCAAATAGCGAAAATTAACGCAGAAGTGCCTAAGGTGGCCGCTGAGATTTCTCTGATGGCTGCTCAAGAGGCTCAGACATACAAAGAAATTGATCTAGCCGATAAACGCTTGCTACAAGCTGATGAAGAACTTGCAATTAAACAGCAGCAAGTATTGGTAGCCCAAGCTGAAGTTGGGATTGCTCAGGCTAAATTGGTTAACGTACCTAAAGAAGGTACATTGCTGGATGCTCAAGCCAGTAAAACAAATGCCGAAAAACTACTGGTAGATGCTCAGGTTACTAAAGTAGGCTCCGAGAAAAGTTATATTGATGAACAAAAAGACTCAGAAGCTAAACGTAACGCTACTGGTGGCCTGATTGATGCTGAGATTGACCTGGCTGGGGCTCAGGCCACAAAAGCAGGACATGAATCCAGCTTGATTGCAAAACGTGTGCTACAGGCTGATGAAGAGTTGGCCTTGGCTCAGGCTCAAGTTGCCCTGGCTGAAGAAGAAGTCACAATAGCCCAAGCTCGACTTGTGAATATCCCTAAAGAGGGCGCGTTGCTTGATGCTCAAGCTGCCAAAACAACCTCTGATAAGTCGCTGGTTGACGCACAAGTTACAAAAGCAGCCTCTGACAAACTGCTGGTAGATGCTCAAATAACCAAAGTTGGGTCTGAAAAAACACTTATTGATGAGCAAGCAGATACAGAGTCCAAACGTAATATGCTTAACGGCTTGATGGATTCTGAAATTGCCCTGGCAGCCGCACAGGCAGATAAGGCTGGATATGAATCGGATCTTATTGCTAAGCGCGTGATCCAGGCAGACTCAGAAATTGCACTGGCCAGTGCACAGGCGGCTAAAGTTGGAGCTGATAAGAATGTTGTTGACCAACAGCTTATCAACATGCAAGCCGAGCTTCTCAATATTCCTAAAATTGGAAGTAAGCTAGATGCTGAAATTGGATTGATCGGTGCGCAGGAAGATAAGCAAGTTGCCGATAAAGACCTGACCACTCAGCAGCGTACTAACCTGACATCTGAAAATGCCAACATCGCTAAAATCGGACAAAAGCTCGATAAAGAAACAGCATTGTTAACCGCTCAAGAGCTGAAAGTAGACGCAGACACAGCCCTGACAACACAGCAAGCAGCTAACCTTGTTAAAGAAGGTCTGCGCGTTGATGCTGAAACAGCATTGGTTGATGAGCAGGTTACTAGCGAACAGAAACGCAATGCCTTGGACGGGTTACTGGATCAAGAGAAAGCTGCTCTAATTGCCAAAACGGCCCAAGTGAGCCAGCAAACCAATAATTTGGTTGCCGAGGCTGCCAACCTTACAAAAGTTGGTACCAAGCTGGATGCGGAAACCAGCCTGGTTAGTGCACAGGCAACTAAGACCGGTGCAGACCATGATCTCATACTTGAACAGATAACCTCTGAGACTAAACGTAATGAGCTGGGTGGACTGATCGACTCTGAAATTGGACTGGCTCAAGCTCAACAAACCAAAGTAACTGCTGACGCTAACTTGATTGGTCAGCAGAAACTGAACTTGATTGCAGAAGCTCTTAATATCCCTAAAGCGGGGCAAAAGATCGATGCTGATATTGCTCTAATTACCTCGCAGGAATTGAAAGTTGATGCTGATACGGCACACACCACGCAGCAAACGCTCAACCTTGTTTCACAAGAGCTGAAGACCGATGCGGAAACTGCACTGATACAGGCTCAGGCTACAAAAACTGCGTCTGATAAGGCTTTGATAGACCAGCAGAAAATTAATCTGGTTTCAGAAGAGTTACGCATTGATGCAGAAACAGCCTTGGCTACACAGCGTAAGCTCAACTTGGTTGCTGATGCGAGTAAGACGGCTCAGGAAACTGCATTGGTTACCTCACAGAAATCAAAAATTGATTCCGATAAATTGGTGAGTGATCAGCAGCGGTTGAATCTGGCAGCTGAAGAAGATCGGATTGCTAAGCAAACTCTTTTGCTGGTATCTCAAGAACTTCAGACTGATGCAGAAACTGAGAATATCTCCCAACGTACGGTAAACCTGGCAGCGGATAAACTTAAAACTGATGCAGAGACATCCCTAATTAACCAGAACCTTACAAATGCGATTACACAGAACTCTGTTCTGTCGAACCAGATCGCTAAGGTTGCTGCTGAAACGGATATGCTGACGCAGAAGAAATACACCGAACAGGCTCAGATACTGGATACAGTAAATGGCGCCTCAGTAGCTGGTTATATCGGTAAGCAAAAAGCTCTTTACACAGCTCAGGCAGATGGCTTCTCTCGAGATGCAGAGCAGAAACTGACCAAGATCCTGGTGGATGCGTGGTCCATCCAGCGTTCAACAGATGAAGGGATTGCTCCGCCATCGTCATTGGCGAATACGTCAATCGACTCCGTGGTGGGGAAAGCGAAAACCGGAATCGGGGTTTAACTGGACGAGAGGAGAGAGGGGGCTTAGGCCCCCTTATTTGTATCTATGAGTTTTTTTAGTCAATCCAGAACATACGTAGGCTCTCAAACGGTTAACCTCCTCAAGGAAGATACCGGGGATGACTACCTTACTAAACAGATCGTTAATGGGATCCTGGCAGGAAGCAGTATTACGGATACCCTTTCCAGCGCGCTACAGGGGGGCCTACACCATAAGATGAAGCGGGCCTATAGGTACGCCAGGGATCACTATCATTTTGGCCTTCCTGATGGCTATACGCAGGTTGACGGTGTACCAATGGATGAACTACTGGCTGTGATTCAGAGCCAGGAGACAGATACTGTTGTGATCAATAGCGCTCGCCTACAGGATCCGGATGCCCTGTTCCTGGCGTGTAAGTATGCAGATGAGCAGTATGGCTTATTGATGCCATCTCGTGTGCTAAGCGCCCCTCAGTTTAACGATAAGGTGAAAGAGCAGGTAGCCTCTGCTGTATTTACAGAGAATCCTAATGAGATTCAGGTGACTTATAGCTGGACTACTCGCCGTCGTACCTTTGAAGGTGAAGGGGTTCAATATGCTGAAACACTGCATGAAGAACTGGTGAATATCCCTGTCAGTTACGATCCTAAGGCTGATTACTACCAAGTGGTGTACTCACTCTATGATCCGGTAACCAGTGACTTCCTGGGTAACAAATTCTGGCTCTATGAGTTAGGTAGCGGTATTTACCCGGATCTGGATAGCCCTGAGTCTGAGGCAGAAGCCAGTCCCTATTTTCCGGTAATCCCTATTCGGGAAAACAACCTGGACCTGACACGGGAAGAGGTACGTACCGGGGCACAATATCTGACCTCTAAAGCCTTACTGAAGAAGACCGGTATTGCGATTGATTCACTGGCTGAGGGTATTAACGATAACCCGGATGTGGACGACATTGACCATGCGTATGTGATGTTCGGGTTTAACATCATGACCGATAGTGAATACGCTCACCAATACCTGTTTGATTACTTTAAGTTCCTCTACAACAAGAATCCTTCATCCAAGGTTCAGTGGGTATTGAGTCGGGATGCTATCCCGTCGAGCCAGTTCGGCTACATACAAAAGGATCAGTCACCGCAGGCTCAAATCGAACATATTGGAGATGCCGGTTTACGGGTATTTCTCAAGTACAACTACATTGATGTCAGCGTCAAATACGGATCGATCGGCTCTGTTGGCACCGTAACTCGAGAGGTTGATATCAACGGTGAGAACCGTCAGATGATTGATCCAGGCCAAGAAGGTATACGCTGGTGGGTTTATAACGAAGACATCCTTACACTGCGTAAGCAGATCACTAGTCACCTTTACGAAGAGATTACTATTCACGGACTTCAACACTATAACAACGTCTATAACGAGCACGATGTTATCTATACGCTGGAGGATGCCCAAACAGAGGATGGCTTCTTAATTCCTCTCAACTACCACATTATCAACGACTACTCCGTCCGGACACAGAATGGTATTTACTACGATTCGTTCCAGATGGTGATCAACAGTTATGAGAAGGTTAAGTTGGCATGGTACGAAACCACCTTCTTTAAGTTCATCATGACTGTAGGTACCTTTTACTTGGGAGGGATGGCAAGCACCCTTACCAGTATAGGAGAGACGTTTGCTACCCAAGGACTCATTGCCGGGGCAACAGCACTAGGTAAAACCTTAGCGGTTGCTTATGTTGTCAACCTGGGCTTCAAGCTACTGGTCGATATCATTGGTATCGAAGCGGCGTTTATCAGTGCTTTTGTCTTGTCCGTATATACCTTTGGTAAGAGTATTAAGGTTGGTTCGTTAAAAGGGGTACCTTTTGCAGAGGAATTACTGTTTACAGTCAACGGAATTATTGGCGGTATACAGTCTTCTGTACAAGCTGATTTAGAAGACCTGATGGATGAGTATAAGGACTTCCAAAAAGAGTCTGAGGAGAAACAGGAAAGGCTAGATGCTGTTACTGAAATGCTTGAGACTTCAGATATAATTGATCCGTATCTGTTTATTAATTCGGGGACCTATTATGACCCGAGCGAAACTCCAGATGATTTTTACCAACGCACCATACACACAGGTAATGTGGGAACACTGGCTCTCGATGCTATTTCCTATTTTGTCGATACGATGCTGGCATTACCTAAAACCTCCAGTACAGTCTAAAGGACAAAATAGATGAATATTAGTGACGCTCTTGATCTACTTAAAAATGCCTTGAACCAGGGGGATGCAGGTATCAATTCCCAGCTTACGGCGACTGGTGTACCAACTAATGAATTTGTTTCCATGCGTAATTACGGCCTGAATAACGGCTCCATTAATGGCCTGGGCGCTAACTATGGAACCAATCCGGGTAACACTATTTTCGGTATGGATGACGCCACACAATTGGCTTGGTTCGGTGGTAAAGATCCCAATGGTGCTGTTACCAACGGTATCATCCCAACGGCCGGTAGTGCGTTGAGTGGACTGGCTCAATCCTGGCAAGGCATGAAACAGCTTGATCTGGCAGAGGACCAGTTGAACTTTCAGAAGAAAGCCTTCAGTCAACAGTTTGAGAATCAGCGTACACTGACAAACAACCAGCTGCGTGATCGACAAGCTGCGCGTTTGGCTGCTGACCCATCAGCCTATGAGTCTGTGGACTCCTACATGAAAAAATATGGAGTTTGATCCATGGCGATTACCTGGAAAAACTTAACAGCCCCTGATTTCTCAGACGCCAACATACTGATGCGATCCGGTGGTGAAACCTTGGTGGGTGGCCTGGATCGTCTTACCAAGCTGGCTCAACAGAATCAACAGAACCAAGTGGCTAATTGGGATAACCAGAAGGATCTGAATACCCAGGAGGCACTGGCCCGTATTCGCGCTGCAGGCACCATGGATGAGTACAACGCCCTACAACAGGAGATGACACCGGATTACCTGAAGCAACGCTTTGGGGCTCAGGTAGATACCTCCAAGCTGTATGAGGCATTGGGGCAACAGGATGATACGATCCGGCGTGATGAAACTGAGATCAACCAATACAACGCTATGAAGCAGCGCGAGGCTGACAAGCCTTTTATCGATGCTTTAACCGCCCGTATTATGCAAGACCCTTCAGCCGTATCTGCGGAGGATATTTCACAATCTGGGGTTAGTATTGCGGCTCAGCCTGATCTTCAGAAGCTGTTGAAAGACTCTCTTTACCAGCAAACCCAGCGTGGGCGGGAAGCTCAAAAATGGAATGATTACCAATCTGATCGCGCTCTTGATCTGAAGACTCAGCAATGGTCAGCACAAGCAGATCAGCTTGTTGGTGCAGTTCTTTCTAACCCGGATATCGGACTTACCGAAGCACGCGAAACAATCCGTGCACGGGCAGAAGAGGCAGGTATCCCTTACTCACAAGTGGATAAGCACCTTGCAGGTCTGGAGGATCGTTGGGCGTATACCAATGGATTTACATCAGAGCAGATGCGTACTATAAAGGATGCCCAACAGCTCCGGTCTGATGAGTACGCTAGAAAACGTACTGAAACAGAAGGGGCGATTCAGCAGTTGGAAGCTGAATTGGGGCGGATACCTGAATTTGCTAAGCAAGGACAGCAGATCATGTCATTGGGTGATGTGAACAACGAAGTGCTAAAGCGTTACAACATTGCTGATGATACATTCACTGTAATTAACGGTGAAGAATTTGATGCTGATAAAAACAATTTAACCGGTCAGATGGATACCGCAGTAAAGGCTACTATTGATAAATTAATAGAGTCCGGTATTGGTAAGTCAAAAGATGAAGCCAGAGAAATGGCAATGCCAATACTTCTTGAAGCTATTGCTAGAGAACAAACACACGATAATAGTGAAGATGGCGGAGAGCTTAATTTTAACGCAGTTAAAAATAATCTCGACGCTGTTATAAGCGAGTATGAAAATTACCGGCGAAAACACGAAGATACCACTAATGCGATAAAACAAACCCGTGGATCATTAGCTGAATTTGATTCTTTAGAGCGTAGAGATCTACGTGCAATTGAAGAAGCGGCCAGAAGTCGTAGGAAATTATATGACTCATTAAGATAAATCAAACAAATTCAAGGCCACATAAGTGGCCTTTACTTGTTAAGGATACGAGGCCTTATATGCCAATTAAACGTTTTGTTTTTATTTATGTTCTTATGCTACCCACTGCATTTTTTATGTCAGTGTGTTACCTGCTCTATGAATATGGTGTTAATTCTACATTAGATTATTTAACTAGGATTGACAGTCTAAGAGAATATTTAGAGATTGGGTTTACTACAGCTGCTTTTGCTTTTTTATTGTCTTTACTGTTCTTTTTGCCAATGGTTATTAAGGGCGTATGTAAAGCATTAATGGAAATTAAAAATTACTGGACTATTCATCAGATAAACAAAATTAAGGACCTTAAAGAAAAAGGTGTTTTTACTGAAGAAGAATACAATGAAAAGCTGATAACAATGAAAGGTAAGTTAAAGCTGTAGTACTAACTGTTTAATAAAAGGATTTAGTGATGAAAGTCTTTATTAAACTGTTGGTATTACCTTTTGTTTTTATAAAGTTGGGCATTAATCTCACTGTCATAATGTTTGAAGCAATAAACTATTTGCTACAGTTTTTTGTTCAAACAGGGGATGTACTTAATGAGTCACTGAAAGAAGTAGAAAAAGACTTAGCCAAGAAAACGCAAGAAAAAGGGAAGGAGTCTCAAGAAGCCAATAATAAAAAATAGCCTATAAGCTGTCTCGAAAATCGTATAAGTATTAAACTACCCTCTGGTTTAATGCAGCCGAGACAGCTTATGAACTCTTCTAGCAATACCCCTCAAAACCCTTATGCAAAAGCTGAGCAATTACTTGAAGCGATTGATCGCCGTAAGGGCAGGCTGACCAAGAACAGCTCAATTACTCAACAGCAGATTGGGCAAGTAACTTCTAATTTCACACCCATTCCTGATATACCCGAGTATGTACCTGAAAAACGCATTCAGGATGAGCGAGCTGATGTAGATCAACGCCTTAAAACGATGGTTGATCGTAACGCCAATGCTTGGGCTACGGATACTGATCGTGATTCTTTAGCTGGTAACTTAAAGCAAGCAGGTGCTGTGGTTACCACTACTGGGCGAGATATCGTTTCTGGTATCGGTGAATCCGTTCAGGAATTCAGAGGCAAAGTTGATTTCTCTGTTGCTGATGAGCAGTCCAGAGACATCTTTATGCAGAAGAAACATCACCAAAAAGCACTTAATGACCTTGTGGCTGCTGGGTCTAAATTAGGTGAACAAATCAATAATGGTGAAATTTCTCCTGAAGAAGCAGCTGTTCGGCAAGTCAACCTTCAGGAAACCATGCTCAAGTTACAAGGCATGGGTATCTCTGAAGAGCAACAAGCGATACTGGATCAGCGCCCTGTACTTTATCAAGATGGTCGTGGTGGACGATATAGCCATCTTACCAATGAACAGCACTTGGAAGATGCTTTTTCTAAACTTGAAAGTGCAGAAGAAATTGATGCCTTTTTCAAAGAGTATGTGCCGCAGCATATTAATAACCCTAAGAAAGCTGATGAGCTTACAAACACTATAGGTAGTGCTGTAGAAGCGGAAGCTGATAACCGTCAGAAGGCTTATCAAGAATTTGATGCAGGGAACTACCTGGACGGTATTACTCGATTGGGTGGATCTGTTGGTCGCTCAGCAATAGACGTTGGTAAAGGAGTTATCGACAATCCTCTTGGTGCTATTGATGTTGCTACTGATCAAGCACTTGATTTAGCTGCTTATGCCCTTGGGGGCCGTAAATTTGGTACCGCCTTCAATATGGCATCAGCTGGTGGTGATGCGTTTGAAGCTCAACGCGAGGCTTTTAACCGCTTTGTAAAAGAGAACAACCGTGCCCCCACAGATGAAGAGCTAAATAACATGGCTCTTGGTACCTTGGCACATTTCGCCCTTGACGCTGGTTCTACTGATGCTGCATCACGACTCTTACTGCGTTCAAAAGTAACACAGAGCTTGGGTAAAGCCGTAACTGACGCTCGTGAGAAACTGAGTCCTATCGTTAATTCTGCAGGTAAAGTACTTAAAGAAACTGGTGCTGTTGCTGCAACTACTGGTATCGAGACTGTTACTGGCGGATTGCAGTCCTTGAGCCAAGAAACCTTAATGCAGGGACACACTGATCTATCAAAGGTAGACGATAACACTGTATTGAAAGAAGCCTTCCTTGAAGGTATCGGCGGTGGTGTGACTGGCTCAGCTTTTAAAGCACCGGCCATTGCCAAAGCTACACTTCAAACAGGTATTGAAGTAGCTAAAACACCTGGTAAAGCTAAAGCCGCAAATGTCACTAAAGTCCGCGAACGGGTCATGAACAGCGGCGACACTGATTCTTTGTTGCGAACCAGCGACAAAACAATTACCCCTGAAGAAAAGGTTGATATACTCCGCGCCCGCAACGAGGTCGATGGGGTAACCCCAGAAGAAGTAGAGCGTAATAACGCCGATATCCAAGAGATCCAGAAGCGCTTTGATGCGGATGCCACCAAGAAGCAAATCCGTAAAGAGGCTGTGGAGTCCGGTGACCTTACGCGTGTGTTGGATAATACCCGTGAGGATTTCGATCCCATCGAAGCCTTATCAACCATACAATCCCGCAACATGCAGGAAAGCGCCACGGAAGGGGAGCGTGCGCAGAATTCGCAGGAAGCAACCAAAGTGTTTAGTAGTCTAATTGGTGAGCAGGAAAGTATCCTTGGGGAACTCGACGCAATAAGGGAGTCAGGCAACGCTGCTCAAAAAACACAAGAAAAACAAGAAATAGAGAGTCGTAAACAGGCCCTCGATAAAATGGTCACTGAAGCCGCGACTCTGCTTCAGGAGATTCGCTCGTATACCCACGGTAACGTAGAAGCTAACGAGTCTGCTGCGACTCAGTTGGAAGAGGGTACGGCAGCCGAAGATGAACTGAAGCCACTGGCTCAACGTATCGTTACCGCAGCGATGTACGCGCCCCAATCTATTGGCTCAGATACCGTCCAGAAAGCCCTCAAGAGCAGTGTTCTGACTACAGAGCAGCGTGAGTACCTGGAATCCTTTGCGGCGTCTCAGAACGCTATTTCAGAGGCTGAGAGTACTGAACGGGTATCCAAGGATATTTTTGAAGGTAGCGAGGACGGTAACTGGCGCGGTATCAAGCAGTACCGAACTGCCTTATCAACCTTGATTGAAACAGGCAATCAGCCGCGTATTTCACGGTTGATGTCCGAGCTTAATAATTTCACCGAATCCAAGGTTCAACGGGCTCAGGATTTCCGCCGTGCGTATGATGCGGCGGTTGAACTTAAAGAGCAGCGAGGATCCTTGACCCAGGAACGTGCAGCGGAGCTGCGTAACACTGTCTCTGAGGTTAACAGTACTTACCAGCGTCAGGATGGTACCGGGTACAGCATTACAGCGAATACACCTAGCAGCATGATCGTTGCTGCTGAAGCAGAAGCGTCCGCGCTGCAGGCATTCCAGGCTGAGTCCCAAAGCCGTCTGAAGTTAACCGGTGAAATGGTAACGGAGGCTCCGGTTACCCAAAATACTGAGCAAACTGAGCCAGTCACACCGACTCAAGCTACTGCACCTCAGGAGCCTGTTAACGCTAAAGCCTGGGCAACACAGAACCAGGGTCAGGAAGTTCAGGTTAAATACCCGAACGGTAAGGCCAATATGTTTAAGGCCACTGTGACCGGTAATACCCGTAAGGTGATGCGTAACGGTAAAGAGGAGATCCGGGCCGAGGCGGTTACTTCCCGTGGTAAGACCATTACTTTGAATCCCAATATCGATCTGGTTGGAAGCACCGAACAAACCAACGTACAGCCTTCATCTGTACAAACCACACAGACTCAAGTAACAAATCAACCCTCGGTTGACACTGATACCGAAGAGTCCAATACGCAGGATTCAACGGCAGGTTATTACGCCGAATACGATTCCATGGCTGAAACCAGTCAAACTGCTACTGTTGGCTCAAACTCTTTTAACGCTGTTCAAAATGATCCTGTTACATGGGCAACGGAGAACAGCGGTCAAGAGATTACAGTACAAATAGGTGAAGGAACTGATCCTGTAACTGTTACTTTGACGGGTAAAACACGCTCTACACCCAATACGGAAGGTGGGTACGTAACTGAGGTAGAGGCAATAACTGAGTCTGGTGAGGCTATCACTTTTGAGCCTAAGGCCATCATGGATGGTTTACAGGAAATGACTCCAACAGGTGTAACTACTACACAACAAAACGGCCAACCAGTAGATGAAATTCCAAGTCCAAATGCCCCTGATATCGTAGCAGCTGAGAAGGCTCAGGTTGTTAACAGCGAACCTGTTAAACAACTCATTGAGGCAGTTAAAGCAGGTAACAATAAGATTGGCCCCCAGTTAAAAGCTGAGCTTGTGGATACCGTTGCAGGTTGAACCGCCCCGGCTTTACCGGAGACTCCATATCTTGAGAGGATGGAGTTATGAACTCACCAAAACGATACTCCCCCGAAGTCCGGGAGCGAGCTGTTCGGTTAGTCATTGAACAGCAAGGCGAATATCCGTCCAAGTGGGCGGCGATCTGCTCAATTGCCAGTAAGATTGGCTGTACGCCAGAGACCTTGAGAGCCTGGTGCAAACGCACAGAGGTCACGCAGGAAGACGGCCGGACCAGCCTTTCTGAACGTGAACGACTCAAGCAACTGGAGCGTGAAAACACCGAACTGAAGCGCGCCAACGAGATCCTCCGCAAGGCGGCTGCTTTTTTCGCCCAGGCGGAGCTCGACCGCAAACCCAAGTGA